CTATTTTTTGATTTCCACACAAATTACATCGTCAATTTGTGTGTGTGGGTTGCTACTGGCTACCGACACATCTATGCGCTTTGTTCCCCACTTTATAAACCAAAACTTTTTCGGCACTCGGTGTACGGCCACTGTCAGTGTATCGGTGCTGGTTATGCTGCCTGTAAAACGGCCTTTGTTTATTGTGCCGTCAAGCCGCACCCAATAATCTGCCCAGCGAAGCACCTGTAATGTGTCAAGCTGCGCCAGCTGGGGAACGTAAACAATGCTATCGCGTACCAGCGTGTCAATTTGCACCTGTGTTTGTGTGCCAGCAGACACAGCCCTTTGCAGGTATTTATTTTGCACACCCATATCGTCCAGTCGCGCCTGTAGGTCTGCGCACTGCTGCTTTAGCTCGCCTGTAGTAAGCTCCAGCTGTTGCGCCCTCGCTGCATTCTTGCCAGCTTCGGTTTTGTACTGTTCCGTGCCTGCTGTTAGGCTGACCACATTTGCCGAAAGCCGCTGCTTTTCCTGTTTAAGCTGCTGGCACTGGTGCAAAGCTACACCAGCGACAGCAGCCACAGCGAGCAATGCCAGTATTAGATACTTTTTCATGGTTGCTCGGCTATATAGTTAAGTATGGCATCAACGTGCAACTGTGCAAGCGTTTCCTTGCCCTGTTCACTTAACAGGTAGTCGCACTCCTGCTCGTTATCCATAAACAGGTTTTCGGTAAGTACCGCTGGGCATTTGGTATCGCGCACAATGGCAAAATTACCCACCCAGTATTTGCTGGCTGGCACACACCTGTTCCCTTTAAGCCCAGCCTTTACGGCTTCGGCATAAAGAAGCTGTGCCAGCCGCTTGCTGTTGTTGCTTGCATTGGGTGCTACATAGCCGCTCCAGCCTGTAGCGTTGTGCCATTTGCCGTCACTGCCAGCAGCGTTATTGTGTACTGATACCAGCAGGCAGTTTTTCGTGCCGTGTTGGCCGCACAGCTGGTTTACACGCCGTGTGCGTACCGTAAGGCTTGTATCGGTCGTTTCGGGTACAAGTATATGTACGGCCACATCGTGCGCCTGTAACTTCTTGGCTATGCGTTGCACCATGTCACGCGCCCAGTAGTATTCCAGCAGCCGTTTGTCGGGGCTGCATTTACCACCGCTTAACGGTGGGTCACCATGTCCGTTGTCAAGGATTACAAATGCTTTCATTATTCTTCGGGTATTTCAGTTGTTAATGTTGTTACGCTGGCTGTAGCATTAGCGTTTATGATAGCCTTTGTGAGCGCGTCCACAAGTTCGTCCTTATGTACCATTTTTTCGGCCAGTTCTGCCACTCGGCTCATTTCGGTACGTGTTTTTTCATCGGCCTTTTCGCGTACGCTGAAAAATTCCACTACCAGCAGGAACACACCCAGCAGACATGTTATAATAGGTATGCCGTAAATGGCTTCAAGGCGTACAAGCTGATAAATGTGGCTGGCGTGCATAAGCACGTCTATGCCAGCAGCTATAAGCATACCGCCCTCGTACATTATAAACTTGTTAAGACTGCGCTTTAAGCCCCAGCTGCTACGTATCTCGCCACGCTGTTTTGCTTTGGCCAGCCCACTTATTAAGTCAATCACCATAGCGCACAGCACAATGAAGCAGGCCATAACTACGACCGACAACATTTCTTCTGCGCCACTGAAAATTTTCGCTTCCATTGCATTGTTATTTGTTTCGTGCTTTCATGTAACCGCGCTTTTGCAGCTGGTAAAAACTGAAATTTTGATTGTCCTGTTCAGTTACAGCTTCTTTGGCACTGCGAAATTCAAAGCTGGTCATACCTGCACGCACGTTTACAACTTTAATAATAGTAGCGAATGGAAATTGGATTTTGGGGTTGGCCAACACATTTGTCAAGCGTTTGCTGCCAGTATAAAAAGCAGTTTCAGCTTCGCCCTCATGCCAAACGAAGCGCACCAGTGTACGCTTACCGTTGTCGGTGTCCTTATCCAGTACCACGCCTGTAACAATAATCACCTTATTTATTACGGCATCAATACTGGGGTAATCACCGCTCGGCATACCATTAGGGCTTTGTGCTCCTTGCAAACCCATATCCGCAAAATCACATACCATTGCCATGCTGTTAGTTCATCGGTATTCCGTTGGTGTTGCAGTCCGCATCAACCATTGCTCGCAGGGCTTTGCGCTCTGCAAGAAATTCAAGATAGGGCTGTTTTTTGCTCTCGTCCTCAATGCCGAGCAAAGCCGCGTTATAGTCGTTAAGCAGCTTTTTTTCGTCATTGGCATCGTAGCGTGCGTTAAGCAGGGCTGCGAAAACGGTGTTGGCTGTTACAGGGTACTTAACCAACAGGCTGTCGTACTCGTTCACTTTGGTTTTGTTGCCCTGTTCATCGGTTGTTTCCACAAAATGCTGATTGTGGTTATACAGGGTTGTACCCTTAATGCGGTCAATCACATCAAAGGTCGGCTGCACCTTTTCGCTATGCAGCCCACGTTTTAAGGTAGTCTGTGCCATTTTCAATAATTGGGTTATGGTTCTACTTATTATCTCTTGGTAGTGCTTTGGTGTGCAATGTTGCAGCCAGCCTTTGTGTGCCGACAGCGTTTGCCAAAGCTCGTTTAACTCAAAGGGGTTGTGCTTATCCTGTACAGTGCGCAACTTTTTCCAAAATCGGTAAAGTATGCGTTTACGTGCAAGCGTGTTGAAATGGTTGCTTTTGTAGCCCAAAAAGTCAATGCTGCGTGCGTCAACTGGGAAAATTTGCCAGTTGGCTTTTATTTCCAGTTTTAGCTGTTCGCGTTTGTACTCCTTAACCTGCTCAAATACCCAGTGCAAAGCCTGCTTCTTGCCGCACAGGAAAACCTCATCGTCCATGTAGCGTAAATAATACAGCTTGACATGGAACAGCTTTTTAACCATAGGTGTAAGCCATTCCTTTACAAAGTGGTCGTATGGTGTCAAGTATAGGTTAGCCCAGTGCTGGCTCGGCAGTCGGCCTATGCCCAGCCCTTTGCCACCCTCTACGCTGTCAATTATTTTGTACTGCAACTTTAGCAAGCGTGTATCACCAAAGTAGCGTGCCATTATACGCTTAAGTATAGCATGGTCTATGCTGTCGTAGTAGTGGCGTACATCAAGCTTCAAGCAGTAGCGTGTGCCACGCTTGTCTTTTTGCAAATACCGTGTAAGGTCGTTTAGGCACTTATGTATTCCCCTGCCTTTTATACAGGCGTATGTGTTGGGAATATACAACTTATACAGGTATTCTTCGGTCGCGTCAATAATGCAATGGTCTACAATGCGGTCGGGCGTTAAATCGGGTATTGTTAGCGTGCGCCATTTACCACAATCGTAAATTTGCTTGTGCTTACATGGCTTTGGCTGGTACGTATCATAATTCAGTAGCTCCCAAACGGATTGCAACGCCACGCCATAGCCCTTTCGTAGCATACGCTGCACATCGTGCCTGTTGCGCTTGCCACGAATGGTATTATAGCCAGCCCTGCAAATGTTTTCGGGGCTACATACCGTATCATATATTCTACGTACTTTATGCGCCATACTTAAGCTGCATTATTTATTTTGTGCCTATTGCCAAACAAGACTTTCGCACTGGCTGCAATGCAGCCCTCTACCAGCCTTTGTTTTACCTCATATTCTTTTGCCGACACGCTGGCTTCATAAGTGTGTACCGACATCGGGTTAGGTACACACCAGCAGCACAGCGGTTTTTGTGTGGCAAGGTCACGGCAGTTTGGTTGTTTTGTATTTCGTTTTGCAGCATTGCCGCAAAGGGGAAAACCGTATAGGCGTAACAGGGGGAAACCATAATTCGCATTCGTATTCGCACCGCGATTATTCGTATTCGCACAGCGGACACCCGCATTCTCCGCATTATTCGCATTAGCAGCGGCGAGCAGCTGGTTTCCCGAACTACCGAAACCCGAATTGAACAGGCTTTTGCAAGCCTGTTCGGATTGGGATGTTTTGTTATTTGTTATCTGCAAGAGGTTCATTATTGCAAATTGACATCCAGTATTTTATGCGCCCTCGGACTGCGGATATTCAAGGCACAGGGGGAAACCATAATCCGCAAGCGTACTCGCACCGCGATAAGGCGTATGCGCACAGCGGACACCCGCATACTCCGCATGATTCGCATTAGCAGCGGCGAGCAGCTGGTAAAAGCCCTCTGCACCGTTATCGTCTGTTACAGCAGGCCGCCAAAAATAGTCGCAGTAGTCCTTATTGGCTGCACCACCTACAGCACTGGGGAACGAGTAGCCATTACCTACACCCATAGCACCGATATAGCCCTCATTGTCGGACAGACGGCCTATTTCCACATATCCCTCGGGAACGCTGTCAGCCTTATCGGCTGGGGTTGCAAACTTGCTGGGGTCGTTGCACAGGTACAGCAAGCGTGCGCCACCGTCACTCGGCTTATCCACGTGAACAATAACGTCATCGCAATGCTCCCACAGGTAGCGTGCAGGTGTTTCCCAGCCGCGATAACTGGCCACCTTAATAACTTTGGCTTCGCCTTTATTCTGCCAGTTGGGTATGCTGTATTCCACCAGCCCTGTATTATTGCCCAGCTTGGCAGTAATGCCACAGGGGATAAATGGATAGTATCCGTTGTGTGCGCTCCATTCGCCACCGTTTACATAGCCAGTGTTTGCGCCCAGTCCACCCTGTGCAAAGCCGTCCTCGGTTTTTTCGGTGGTAAAGGCTGCATCGCTATTAAGGTCACCGAACTCAATAGCCATAAGCCAGCCCATTTCTTCGCGGAAACGCCAGCCACCATGATGCCAGTTTTCGCCTTTGGTTTTGCAACGTGTGCGAATTGTAGTTTTGCTGGTAGCACTTGCTGGCATACCGAGCAGCTGGTTATATTTGCCGTCATTTGTGGCTGAGTTGTTACCGCCACGGAACTCTGCCGCGTTGCTGGCCAGTACAGGTATGCCGTCAGCATCAACCTTAAGTGTGCCGTCTGCGTTCCATTGCAGGAAGCTGGCACTGACAGGCACGTTTGTTGTACGGTTGAATGTAGCGTACCACGGAGAACGTGCCTTTTCTTTCATAAGCGTAAATCCTGGCAGTGCTACCTCACTAATGGCCACCAGCAAGTAATCTTCGCCTATAAACTCAAATTTTCGGTAGTAGTTAGGCTTGTAAAGCATAACATCACCGTCCAGCGCATTAAGGCGAGCAGCACCGCCACCCTCCTTAAGTGTACTGTCGTTTGCACCCAGCCAGTAAGCCACAGTGCCGTCAGCTTTAGCCACAAAACGCTTAATGCGCTTTTGGATAGGCAAGGAGCGATGTAGGTCAAGATTACCCACGCGCTCCAGCTTGCCGTCTGCTACGCAATGCCCATGATTTTTGAGGTTTATTAAAATCCCATACCACAGGTCTTTGTAAGGAAATTGTGGAACAGTATTGCCCACACCTATTAAAACGCCCATGCTTGTTATTGTTGTTATGTTGTTACTTGTTTACAGGTGTGCCAGTGCTTCCAGCACCCCAATAAATTTCATAGTCGTTAAGCAGGTCGGCATTGCTTTCTGCCAGCTCACACACCATTATTTCCTGCCAGCAGCCCAGTATTACAGGACAGGGGCTGCAAACCTCGTCTTTGTACAGGCGTACATTTACCAGCACATCTGCAATGGTTGTCACGCCTGTTTTGGGTGTATATAAAGGCTAAAAGGCTGCTCGTCCTTTAGCTTAAAGCCACCAGCAACACTTTCAACCCTGCCATGACTGGCTATTCGTGAAGCGAAAATTTGCTCGCTTACGTAATTGTCGTTTGCGCTCATATTATTGTTTTGCGAATTATTTAGGCTCAAAGTTAGGTACAAATGCGTGAATTATATACACGCACCTGTACCAACTTTTGAAAGTAGCCTTAAATTCACTGCTACAGTTCAAATACCATAAAATTAAACGTGCCATCATTAGCAGACGCATCATCGGAAACACCGACCTCAAAATAACCAGCTTCCTTACTCAACAAAGTAGCTTTACACCATGCAGTGCTTTTGCTGGTATTTTCACCATATACCCAGCCAACGCCCTGCAAAAGCACCTCGTAATGCAGTGAGCTTGTATATGCTTTGGTAAATGTAATACGGTATCTTCCTTCCGAAATTCTGCGCACTGATACCTTATCAGTATTGAAGCCAAAAATATCTTTAGTAGCCCCTGTGTTTGTTCCCTTTATTGTTCCATATATTACACACATAGGCACTCTACGTGTGCCGTAATAGTCCGTATTGGGGTTATATGATAATACAGCCCAGCTGCATTTATTGGCATTGTCAGGGTCTTGAATGCCCACAAATTCAACCATAGTGGAGGCAAATGACAGACTGGTTGGGAAAGAGCTATTTGACTGCATACAACTGCGGTCAAACGTGCCATATATTTTTCCACCGCCCTGCACGGTTACGGTTGTAGTCCAGTCACCAGCACGTGTATATATATAACAATCATTGTATATAAGTACCCTGCTGCCTATGTAGTCTTTTGAACTTGGCAACTGTATGCCACAATGGCTGCACGCTATGTGCAAATCAGTTTTAAGTAACCACAGGCCACGATTACCCCCACTTGAATTAACGTACTGGGCATCGCTATCTTCAATCTGCTTAAACTGGGTTTTTATGTAGCCGTCAAATTCGCCACCTGTAGCATGTATTACGCCCGTAATATCGGCATTAAGTGCCTTTAGTTTGCCGTTGTGGTAAATAACAGTCATGCCTGCCTTTGTGCCTGCCAGTGCTTCGGCATACGTACCACCAAAGTAGGCTGCTATCTCATTTGTATTAGACAGCATGGCCTTTAAGCCTGCGCTTTCCACCCACTGGCCGCTCTTTTGCAACGCACCCAGCTTAAGGAACGTGGATAGTATTAAGCCACCCTCAATTTGGGTATAGTTGTTACGTATGGCAGTAAGCAGGTCGGTATTAGCCTGCACTGCTGCCATTTGTTCCGCATTGTTTGGCTGCCATTCGGGGGCTTTGTTGCCCTCAACCAGTACAAATTTTGTAAAATACAGGTATGTAGGTATGTTGGCTTCCGTTGCCGTTATATACAGCCGCGTGCTGGCACTTGATAAGTTGTTGGCCGTAAAGGTATATGTCACACGTTGCCACTTGGTGTTTACGCTGAAATCCTTTAAGGGGGCTACGACATTTGCACCTGTGCCGTTCATAAAGCCCACACGCAAAGTTTTTGTCGCGCTGGCTTTTACCCAAAAGGCTACTGTATATGTTATGCCGTTTCGCAGTTTGTTATCGGGTGCTGTTATGTTACCTCCTGCACTTTGCATACCTGTGCCAAAATACCACCAGCTGAATGTTGTTCCTCCACTGGTACTATTAGCTGTTAATATCCTTAGCACATTGCCCATAACTGTATCATTATACAGGAATAACGAGCTAACTTTATTGGTTGCTTCCATGCTTATAGCCCAGCCTGTTGTATTGGCCATAAAAGCACTGTTCTTTATGTAATTAGTGCCGCCAATTTCAAGGCCACCTATCGCGCTGTCAGTGTACTTGCTGCTAACAGCATTGAGCAAGTTTGTGCGCTCGGTATAATATGCTGTAAAGTTGTTTGTGTACTGCGTTTTATCTACAGTGCTGTTGGCCGACATATTGGCCAGTATGCTGTTAGTATATGCCAGCAGCGTACTGTATGCAGCTTCAAAAGCAGTAGTGGAACAGCTCACCAGTTGGGCTTTGCTTTTAACAGTGCTGTAGTCAACTTTTATGTTGGCCATTTCGTCCTTAAGGGCAATTTTTTCGGCTGGTGTTATAATGCTGTCGCTGGCCATATCGGTAAGCTGTTGCAGGGCTTTGTTAGCCTGCGTATCGTCCGTATAGCCTGCATCTTTCCAGTCGGTGCTTTTATATGCGCTGCCAGCGTCTTTAATGCACAACTTGATTTTGTAGGTGTCAAGCATAATCCACAAATCGCCTGTGTGGTATGTTGCAGGTGGTGGAGTGCTGGCGTTGGCCGTGACATACACATGCGCTTTGCTGCCAGCCAAATCAAGTGCATTATTAGCTGCCTGTATGGCTGCGCCTATACCCGTGCTGGGTATTTCCTGCCACCTATACACCCAAAGGCGTACTGGCTTGCCGTCTACCGTTGAGGAACGGCCTATGCGGAAATACCGATACTCCAAACCAGTAGACGTATCTGTATAAATATCGCCCAAATGGCTTTGACGTGTAGCATCGTCTGCCCATTGCACTGCTGGTTCGGTTAGTACAGTTGGCACACCATCGCCAAACCAGTATTCAATCGCTCCGTCCACTTGGTCTTGCAGCTGGTTTAAGGTGTTTTGCAGCTCCAGCAGGGTTTGCTCAATGTTGTTGGTGCTGTCGTTTAGCTGCTGTTCCAGCTCGTTTATATCCAGCAGTTCCCCACTGGTGCTGCGAAATTTAATGTTGCCGCCTATTTCGCTGTTATCAAGGTCAAAATACGTTTGCTTGTCTGCGCTTTCTATGCGACCACAGTTAATGCAGCGGCCTGTTATTCGGGTGTTGCCGTATGTGGTCGTTAATTCCCTGTAGCCATTGTAAACGCTGCTCAAAACACCTACAAGGAAATAGTAATACGTTCCCACCTCCGTTGCGTACCTGTTTTGGCTTAAAATAAGCCTGCAAGTAGAGCCACTTTTGGGGCATTGCGCATAAAGGAACATCGCGCCATTACTGGTTAGCGTTATGGTGTTTGCTACAACCGTCCACGTGCGTATGCTTTCTTCAATGGCATAGTGCTGTAAAATACCATTGTTGCTTTGCACTGTAAACAGGTTGGCATTTGGTTTGTCATTTATAAGCGCATTGCAGGTAACAATAACATCGCGCATAATGAACTGGCCGTTTCGGTTGCCTACCGACAGCATCATTGTTTCAATGCTACTGGGGCGAATTTTTGTGGTGTCAAAATATCCGTCCGCATCAAACACCATGCCCAGCAGCTCCTGTGTGGTACGCCACTGCATACGCATTAGCTCCACGTTGGTTTTGTTGGTAAGGTTGGTTATTTCCTGCTCATGCTCGTTAATGTCCTCCAGTATGTTTTGTATCAGCGACACCTCCACCGTATCGCTCAAAGTTAGCTTGTATTTGTATGGCTGGCTGTAGCAGTCACGTGTAAAGCCAGTAAGGCGAATGGCTTTATCAACATTTATGTCACGGTCTACGATATGCAGCAAATCGCCCAGCTGGAAAATGTTTGTAATGCCCATATCGCTACCATAAGCACGTTCCAGTGCCATGCTGTCAAGCTCCAGCTCGTAACTTACTTTGGGCTGGCAGTCGGCCTTTAGGTCGGCTTTGGCCTTTTCCAGCAGCTCGGCTTCTGCGTCCACCACATAAGGGTCATCGGGCATAACAATATCCAGCAGTACATATTCGGCATCTTTTTCAATTTGGTATGCCGTGCTGCTGTCGCTGGGAAAACGCATACCTCTGCTATCCTCGTAGCGCACCAGTGTAAATTTGTGCGTTTTGTGGTCGTAGCTATGTATGTCAAACGTGTAGCCAGCAAGGTTTTTATTGCCTGTAAACTTAACTTTTGCAGGCGTGCCGTCAATAAGCCAGCGTGTATTTCCCTCACCGTCTTTCTCGTTTAAGTCAAACATTTCATCGTCTATGAAGCTCAAAACATCGCCCTCAACAATGGCTGTAACATGGCCTGTGCGGTGTGGGTAAATGTTGTCGTATGTACGGCTGGCTTCCTTTACACCAAACGCCTTTATGGCCAGTTCGTCCTCTACATAGCTTTCGGCATTTACTGCCAGTCGCAAACGCTGTGCGCCATTGCGATACTTGGTTGTAATGTTTTGCTGGCCACCCTCAACATAAAGCCGCGAAATAACATCATCGTTATTTATGTTTTTGCGCTTAAGTTGGTATATGCCGCCACCTCTGCCAAAGGTAAATTTGGCAGGAAACAGGCTACCGATTTTCTGCTTAATATCAAGCCTGTAATGTTTGTTGCCCAGTGGTACAATCAAAAACTCACAGCTATTGTCTTGGCACAGCCGCTGCAATACCTCAAGGCAGTTTTCACGGCTAAAGCTGTACTCCTTAAATTCGGTGTCAGGGCATTCGCCCAGCGTCCACACCTCATTGTTAGGTGCAGCCACTCGGTTAATATTGTTTATAAGCACGCCCATAGCCAGCCGCATATCGGCCACCAGCGGAAATTCGGCTGTGGGGTTAAGCCCCTCTGCGTCTGCGCTGCGATACTGGGCTGCTATCAGCTTGTACTGCAAGCCCTCAAACTCCAGCTGGGTTTCAAATTCGCGCTCGCCTGTTTTGGTTGGCTCGTCAAACTTGTTAAGGGTGTAAACCGAGCCGAAAATTTCCATATAATCGCCCACAACAAACTGCAATGGCTCGGCACTGGTCAGCTTTAGCGTAACTGTGTCCTCGCCCAGCAGCACACACTTTTGCTCTGCACTTTTTACGGTGCAGAGCTGTGTGTAATTATCCAGCTTGTAACGTACTGTGCCGTTACGCTTATATACGGTTAAACTTTGTCCCATATTACAATATCGTCAGTGCTAAAGGCTTCCACGTCCTCAATAACACCTGTAATGATTATGAAATACTCGCCATTTTCTGCATAGGTGTGCGCCACGGCCACATTATCGCCATACACGTCCTGTGTGGTTGTGCCGTCACCCCAGTACACGTTTACCAGCTTGTTAGTGGTAATTTTGAACTGCGTGCGTGCATTGCCGCTGTTTGTACGTATGTGTTTAAGCACTTTTTTCACTGGCTCGGGTTCACGTAGCTTAAGCGTGAACGTGCCTGTCATACGTGCGTCATTCCACGTTTTTTCAATGTCCGTAGCATCGGGCAAATATACCTCATACACCAGTGCTTTTACTGGGTGTATATCCACCATAAGGCGATGCAGGCCAGCAGGGCAAAGGTCTGCCGAAATGGTTGCACCCTCGGCCACTTTGTGCCGTGCGCTGAACAGGTCAAGGAAAGCCTTAACCTTTCGCACAAATTCCAGCTTGCCGCCAGTGGTCGTAATAAAGCAGTCCAGCGTTATTTCGCGTTCCTCAAAACGTGGACGGCTTAAGTCAATGGCTGTACCGTGGTAGCCGTCAAACTCTACTTTGTGGGGGTCTTTCATTTTAAGGCCATCCAGCAGCCCTTTGCTTGCACTCACAAAAACGCCATACTCCTTAAAGTCCACACCGTCCAGCAGGTATGTAAGCTGCTTTACGTTATCCAGTAGGCTTAACAGGTCTTCTTGCGACAGGCACGCTTGGTGACATTTCAAATCGTCTACGCACCCATAGCCCAGCTCAAAGCTGTAGCAGTCCTGAACAAAGCTCACGCCTACAGGGTTGCCGTATGCGCTTGGCACAATAGCACGCTGCACCAGTGTGCCGTTTAGGTAGGTGCATAGCACATTGCCGTCACGCGTCAAAGCCACCCAGTACCACGTATCGGGGTTGGTGTCAATTTCGCAAACGATAAACTGGTTGACACCTGCGTAGTTTACAACCACGCACAGCTTTTTGCAAGGTGTCGGCTGCTTTATCCATGCGCTTATGGTAAAACTACTGGTGAGCGATAACACGCGAGGCGTTACCTCACATTTGCCATTGCCGTCAAAGCGTATGCAGTTGCCCTGTCGGCCTGCTTCGTAAGTTGCGCCCTCTACAACACCATCGGCTCGGCTGGTGCTGTAGTCATAGGCTTTTGTTGCGCCGTCCGCTTCGTCAAAAGGGAAATACAGCGTTAAATTTTGTTCCTGTGCCATATTTAGTATGTTGCTTTGTTGTGAATTGTTGTTATTACTCGGTCACTGTAGCCCTCTGCTGTGCAATGGCTATCGCCATACAGGTTTACTGATACGCGAGCCGTTGGACTGGCCACACGCACGACCAACTCGCTATCTCCGAAGCAGTCAATGTGCAAATGGCTGTGGTCAGTAGCTATGGCCAGCAGCTTGCTATCGTTTTGCAGCCATACTCGGTGTATGTTGTAGCCTGTGGCCGTAAACTGGCAGTCACTGTTACCTACAAAGGCCATATCGCGCTGTGGCTGCACCTCGCCCACAGCATCAATATAACCGCCATATTTGGCCGCTGCTGCACCTAAATACTGGCGCATATAGGCAAGGCTGGGGAAGCCCTTTTGAATGCACTGGCGTATGTAGTAAAAGTAACATTCAACCAGCTTTTGCAAGCTGCCATGTGTGTTGTGAATGTCCGTTACGCTTTCAGCGCAATGGCCGTGCGCCATAAGCCGCTGTAATTCCTTTAATCTTTCCATACTGGTTGCGTTTATGATGTTAACCCTTTGGCTCGCAAGGGGTCGCTTGCTATTGTTGTTTTTAGGTCGTTGAGCTGCACCTTAATGTCGGCCAAATACTTGCTGCTTGCACCTGTGTTTTGAGATATGCTGTTAAGGTAGCTTATGGCATTGCGCAATGTGTTATCCACGCTATCCATACAGCTACGTATATCCTGCTGCACAATAAGCATATCAACCTGCCTTATGCGTATGGCCACAATTTCGCCAGCCAGCATACTTGCCGTTTCTTCGGTCACGCCCTTAACTTGCCCCTCCAGCGAATCACTGGCTTCTTCCATTTCATCGCCCATGCTGCGGAAAAATTCCTCAAAACCAGCAAGGCCGTCAGTAAATGATTGGCCAGCATTTTTAAGCATACGCTTCCAGTATTCAAAGTTGAAGCCTGTAACGCTGTTGTTATGCGCTCCCATGTGGTTTGCCAGTGCTTCGGTAAACTGGTTTACTACTGGCTCAATAAGTTTCAACTTAAGGCTGTTTTTTACAGCATTTGCTATGGTTGTATTCCAAACCTCATCAAAACTTTCTGCGCTGTCCTCCATATTGCCAAAGCATTCAGCCCATGCATCGGCCAGCTCACCTGCCAAATCCTTAAAGTTGGTTTGCACCAAATTTTCGGTAATTTCGCGTTCAAGGTCGGCTATTTGACGTGCTGCGTCCTCGGCATTTTGCAGGTACTCCTGCACCTTATTATCGTCACGGTCTTTGCTCTTTTTGCTTTGCTCCAGCCGTGCCAGCTCCTTATATTCCTGCTGCTGCTTTTTAAGGTTGTCAATCTCCTTTTGCGCACTGCTGTAGTATTGCTCACCAACAGCGTTATCGGTTTCCCAGCTAATTTGTGCATAAGCACGCTGCAACAGTTGAAGCTGCTTTTCGTGCTGCTTCATTTCCCTGCGTATGCGCCTGCTGGTGCTGTCAAACAGGCTTATGGCAGATGTAATTATAGATATGCCACCTTGTATCATATCCATAGGGTTCATGGTAGCAATGCCTTTGGCCAATGTGCCTGCTCCGCCCATAAGGTTGCTAATATCACCCAGCATTTCCTGCGTCATTTCATCGCCAGCCAGCCCCATATCGGTAAGCGCACCCACAATGCTGTCAAAGCTGCCTTTTACCACATCAATGCTGCCAGCTATGGACGTAAACATTTGTGCAAACTGCTGCTTCTTTTCAATAGTGCCGTCTGCTGCCTTTTCGTATTGTTTAATGCTATCCACAAGCAACTTGAAAGGGTTCTTACTGCCTACAACTTGCGCCTGTAAGCCATTAAGCTGCTCATTAAGGGCAGAGCGCACGTTGCTGTCCTTAATACCCTGCACCATTTTGCGCAATTCCTCCAGTATGGCATCAAATGCACTGCTGCTCAAATACTGGGCATTTTGGAACAGCGTTTGCCACTGTGCCGTTCCCTGTATTTGGGTTGCCTGTAACTCGGCTATGGCCTTATTTTTTGCCTTTTCGGCCAGCTGCGCCTGCTTTTCATAACCATGCTGGCGAAGCCACGTTATTTCTTGGTCATACTTGCGCTCAACCTCCAGCCGCTGCTCAGCATTGCTTTGGTATGTTTCCAGCAGTTGCCGTTGCAGTTCCTCAGTTGTTTTGGTTATTTTTTCCTCAATCTTTTTAAGGGCTTCCACCCTTTCTTCCCCTATAAGGGGTGTTTTGCCCTGTTGCAGGTTGTCGCGCAAAGTAGCCAAACTGGCCAAATAATCGCCTGTGGTTTTGGCGTTGTCTTTGGCTTTTGACATACTTTCGCTAAATAAGTCCATGGCAGTTTTGGCTTTTGTTATGTCTTTATGCTGCTCGCTGAACTGAATAAGTGCCAGCGATGCCGCTTCGGCTTCTTGGGGGTTGCCACTGGTACGAATGGCTTCCAACTCGGCCATACGCTTCTCAATATACTGCTGGTAGGTATTGCCCATAGCCATAAGGCTGGCAAACTGTTCCTGTGCCGACTGTTCACCGTACTGCTGTACCCACTTGTAATACTGCTCATATTGTTTTTTGCGCTCGCTGATTTCGGTTTCTACCAGCTGGCTTTGCTGTATTTCATAATCGGCATTAGCATACGTGCGCTGTGCGTCAAAGCTATCAGCCGCACTTTGGGGCATGGCTTTACCTGCCTGCTTGTATTTTTTCTCCAGCTCGGCCTGTTCCTTATCAATGCGTGCCAGCTCTTTTTTATGCTGGTTATCCAGTTCTTGCCTGCGCCTTTCGTAGCCGTCTTTTATGGTAGCTATGCGCATATCCTCTGCTTCAAGCTGTGCATCAAGTGCTTTTTGCTCTGCTTCTTTATGTGCATCAGCTCTCTTTTGGGCTGCATTTGCAGCTTTATTAAGCTGGTTTGTGGTTTTAGGCAGCTTGCCCTGTAATGTTGTTATTTGGTTGTTTAAGGCTTCCCACTCCGCACTGCCTATGTCTTTTGTGGCACGTGCATCTTTAAGACGCTTAAGCTCTGCATTTATGCCGTTTTCCGTATTCAAATTGCCCTGTAACGTGGCTATTTGGTCATTTACAGCAGTAAGCATGGACGAAACGCTTTCAAAGCCGTATGCTTCAAAATTTATAGTAACAGTTGTGCCGCTTAATTCATCGGCCTTTGCGTGCAATTCTTCCAGCGAAAGTTTGGTTATATCCAAATCCTGCTGCACCGCATTGTCGGTAATAGGTCGCCCCAGCATGGCAGGCACCAGCTCATCAATTTGTGCCGTATTGGCAAGAAATTGATTTTGGCTTTTAATGGTATTGTCTACCATTGTTTTTATATTGTCCTCAAAGGCTTCCATTTCAACACCACTTGCCTGCGTAACCTCCTGCACACGCTTCATAATTGTATCCATTATTTCAGCATAAGCAGCGTCATACGCTTCGCCAGTTTTGTCTTTAAGCCCTTCTGCACCCTGAATGGCAAGAGCCTGTACGCTCGCCCAAAGTGCTTTATTAGCTTTCCGTATGCGCTCACTGGCTTCATCTACAATTTGATAGGCCGTTGTAGTTACACCCTCGGGGGTCTGCATAGTTGTGTACTGCATTTCTTTATGCGTAGCACTGCTGGCCTGCTCCTGTAATTTTTCCAAAGCCTTTTTTTGTTCTTCAAGGGCTTTGGTTAATTCTTCCTCCTTGTACTTTGCCGAAATTTTGGCCGCACTGGTTCGCTCCACAGCTTCATTAAGCGCATCGTGCGTATCAATTTGCTGCTCCAGTGTGCTGTTTGTTTCAAGCTGCTGCACGTTGTATTCGGCACACATACGGTTTACAGCTTCCAGTGAGTCTTTATACTCCTTTGTACTGCGCTCGGCTGTTTTAAGTATGCCGAAATACAGGTTCATTCGGCCATAGCTTTCAGTAATGCTATTGTTAAATTCGGTAGCCATGCTGCTGACTTCTTCCTCCTTTTTGCCAAACATCATAAATGCGCTGGCCACAAGGCCGACCAGCGAAATAATTGCCGTAAAGGGGTTGGCGATAAGGGTTACCCATAACGCCTTTAATTTTGCGGTTAGGAATGTGATTGCCGTGCTTAATACCGTTGTGCTTGTGGTTTGCAGGGCATCGCTTGCAGCCTTTTTTGTGCCAGCCAGTGCGGCCTGCTGTGTGGCCACGTTGGCTATCTGCTGCGTTACGGCTTCCTTTTGCGTGCGTGCTGCCTTAAGGTCGCTGATAATAATTGCGTGCTGTTTAAGCTGGTTGTGCTGTTGCTGCTTTAATGCGGCCACGGCTTCTACATCACCCTCTGCCTGTGCCAGCGCAATTTGCACACGTGTTTGCTGTATTTTGTTTTGGCTTAACCTGTATTCGGTTAGCAGGGCTGCTTCTTTGGTTTTCAATGCGCGAGCCTGCGCAACAAGTGATTGATTGGTTGCTGCGTTTTCTGCCTGTTGTGCGGCCACAGCCTTTTCTACGGCTGCGCCATAGGCCATACTGGTTTTGGTAAGGTTCTGCTTGGCCAGTGCTTTGCGTTGGTCGGCATTAAGTACGCTTTCGCACATGGCCAAATACTCGGCACTTTGCGTGTTAAGGTTGGTTTGGCTCAAGAACTGCTGCTGTTCATCTGTAAGCAGTGCCTGTATAGCGGCCAGTCGCACACTGCGTAATACTTGCTCCTGCTGCTCCAGTGTAAGGGCTTGCTGGAGCTGCATATTGTACGCCTGCTGTGCCTGCGTCATTGCGCCATGCTGGGCTGCATACGCTTGCATATAGCCCGTGTTGAGCTTGAACAGCCCAGCACGTGCCGACAGTACAATGTTATCTATTTTCTGCATACCAGTGAGCTTGCCCTGCTGTATGGCTATTGTGGCCAAAGCCACTTTATAAGTGCCATACAGGGTTATCAAGCCACCCAACACGCCCAGCACGGTTTTGTAATTGGCCACAAGCGTTGAAGCCAACGAAATTGCACCGCCCAGCACACCCTGCGAGCTTTTGCCCATTTCGTTAAGCATCATATCCCACTCATCGCCCAAATTGGCCAGCTGGCCAGTAAGCGACTTGGATTGTTCCTCCATAAGACCGTAGAACATACCGCCTTCGCTGGTAAGCCCTTGTAGCACCTTTTGCACATCGGCAAAGCCAATTTTGCCAGCCGTGACCATTTCGTTGATTTCCTCGGTGCTTTTGCCCATTTGCTTTGAAAGCTCCTGCACCAAAGGAATACCACGCCCCATGAATTGCCGCACGTCCTGTGTGAACAGCCGCCCCTGCACCATAGTAGTGCCATACAGGTACACCAAATCATCCAACGGCAAACTTAAGCCACTGGCAATGTTACCCAGCATAACAAGCGTGTCGTTTACATCTTCGGCTGCTGTACCGTATGCCAGCAGCTGTTTTGCGCTGTTGGCAATGCCTGTAAGGTCAAACGGTGTGCTGGCTGCTGTTTGGGTTAGCTCGCTCATTAGCTGCGTGCCTTTTTCCACGCTTCCCAGCATGGTATTAAAGGCAATTTCCAGCTGCTGAAACTCACCACGTGTTTTAACAATGTCGCTCACCCAGCTTTGCAGCATAGCACCTATGGCCACACCGCCTATTACTTTGCCGATGTTGCCCCACGCACTTTCTACGCTTTCGCCTGCGCCCTCTACTGTTTCGGTAAAGTCGCGTATGCGCTGCTCGTCCTTATGCAGCATGGCTTGCAGGTTGCTGTCACGTATCAGTACGTCAAATGACAATGCGCCACCGTTATTTTCCATTGTTTAGTGAGTTTATGTAATTTATAAAATCGTCTGCGTTTTCTTCGGTTAGCGTTACATCGCCCTGCTCAAACGTGCTGCCTGTACTGCTTCCAGCACCAGTGCCGTCCTCGTCAAAGTCGTAACGCTGCTGGTCGGCCAGCATACGCTGCACCACAGCCCACGGAATGCCTTTAGTGAGGTACTCCCACGTCCAGTGAAAGTATGCGCATATAGCCCCACGCTGGCCATACAGGCTGTTTAATCCTGTTGGCTTTCTATGCGATTCGGCATTGTTGTCCTCGCGCTGGACATCAATCGCATAGAGTTGATAAAATCCGCTAAATTGTTGGTAAGGTCAATGGCCTGCACCAAATCCCACAGCTGGCTGTTTTTAAGCCACCGCGAGAAAAATTCGGTAAGCTCGGCAAGCTGCTTTTTGTCCTCCCAGTCGTTGCCCAGTACGGCAATGGCCACAATACGCGCCATGCGCCTGCTGTGCTTCATAAACAGCTTTCGGGCTTCCTGTCGGGGGGCTTCCTTTACTTTGGCTTCGTCCAGTACCAGCTCAATGTATTCAGCCGACAACCTGTCAAGTGTGTAGGCTGTAGGCTCTTTAACCACAAAGCTGCGCTGCTTCTCAACCACACTTATACGGCTGCGGCCAAATAACCGAAGCAGCCAGTGCCAGCGGCCAGCTGTGCGCACTTTTTCGGTGTATGCCACAGTAAAGGCCACACCCTCGTTAATAAGCAGTCGCAATTCGTTACGCTCCTGCTCCAAACTTTTTATGTTATCGGCTTCTTCCATTGCATTTATTGGTTATACAAAGCCCACCACGCACGCTTTTACTGTGGTGCATAGTGGGCTTTGGTTATCGGGGTAAACTGCCAGCAGCCCACGCTTATTTCGGGAATGTGGCTGTCTTTTTACGTGCCTTAATACTGGGTACACCTGCCTTTTTAGGCTTAAGCGGTGTAACGGTAAAGTCCACAAGGTTAATACCCTGCGAGGACATATCAGCATTGAGCACGGCTTCAATGTCACCGCGAGGAATGGTATAAACGAGGCCGACCTCGGGAATTGCGCGTATGCTGGCTTCAATTTCTTCATCGGTATCGCTCCAGCTCCACTCCATATCGTCACCTGTGCCAGTGGTTGTGCCACCGAGGTAGGCTTTAAGGAATGTGGGGTCGGGGTCCATGATGCTGAATGTAAGCACAGGCACTTTTTTCTTTTTCTTGCGCACCTCGGGAGCAGCTTGCCCCTCCTCGTAGTGTTCGGTTACATCGCCTGTTTCTTGCTGGAGCTTACAGGTGTTTTGGTAGGTTTTGCCGATTTTGGTGTAGCTGGTAGCTTCGCCACCGTCAGCCGCAATCTGCCCCACTTGGATTTCCGACAATCCTAATGAAATTAAACTCATATCGTTTGGGTGTTAATGTTGTTATACGTTGTGAAATACAAACCTTAATTTCAGCCATACTCTATGGCATTTCAGTTGCCGTTCCTCCAGTACGTCCTGCGCAACACAGGTGAAGCCCCAGCCGTTTTCGCAGTAGTGCTTTTTCAACAGTCCGTAGGCCAATTCTGCAAGGTGTTTCAGCCTGCTTGTGTTGGCACTAACGGCTGGCACTCCAGCCTGTCCTGTGCAGTCGGTAATGTCGGGTACGTAGATGTTGACGTTGGTAGTACCCAGCTGCGCACTGTCCGCTTCGTTGCTTAAGCTGCTTATGGTGCAAACCTCACACGTAGGGGGGCTGGCAAGCACAGGGCTGCTGGTTTTACGTATGTAGCCGCCCTGCTGGGTTAGTTCTTGCTCCAGCTCACTGCCATGTAGCACCACATACACAATATCGTCCTGTAGGGTGTTAAATTGCAGGTCGCTGTCGGGTCGCAATTTTATGTCATCAACATTTACTGCCATTATGGTTGTGCTGAAAATGTGTTGTAAACTTGGTTTTTAAGTCGCTGCATTATCCTCGGCACTTGTGTATCAGCCCAGCGTTCCGCGCTATCCAGCACGTCTTTGTTAAGCGTTTCCACATAATGCGCATAGTGCATACCAGCCACCACGATAAGGGCATAACCCTTATTTACACGGCTGGCCAGCTCTACGGCCAGTGCTTCGCCCTCCAGTATGCCTTTGCCGTTGGCACTGCTCATAACTTTGCTTTCCACTTTGGCTTCAAAGTTTTTGCTTATTATTGAGCCGTTTTTGACAAGCACGTAACCTATGCTGTTGCGTAGGTTGCCTGTTATGTCATTGTACGTGCCTTTCTCACGCGCCATTTTGACGCACTGCTCACCTATGTACTGCAACACGGCCACAGTGGCACGGTGTATGCGCCCTGCATAGTCGGCCATGTAGTTATGCACATCGCCCATGCTGAAATTAGGCTTAAAGGCAGAGCTTGGCATAATGCTTATATCGGTTAAAGCCTGTGGAACGGCCAGTGACAACAATCTCGCCCAGCTGGTTAAGCACCCTAACAAGCGAGTTGTCGGGTATTACTGGGCATGTCGGGGGCATAAACACATCACAGCTATGCTTATTTGCAGTCGCGCCCACACCCGACTGCTCGCTGCCTGCTGTTGTGGGTTCTGCCCTGCACTGGGTAACTGACAGCCACTCGGCAGGGGAGCTGACAAGGTCACCCAGCGCGTTCATCTGCTGGGCTGGCTGCTGCTCCATCTGCAAAGTGTCTGTGTATTTAGTGCCGAGTGCTGCCATTGTTAGAAGCGGTTTGAAGCGTGCGACAAAGTGATTACGTAGTCGGGCAAAAAGTCCTCAACAGGCAGGTCGTTGGCTTTGCAGAGCTGTTTGATACGGTCTTTCAGCTTATCGTTGTAGCTTTGCGACCACTGGCTCTCCGTTTCACTGGCGAGCGACAGGTATTTAACCAGCACCAGTACTGCTGCAAGCGCAATGGTTTGCTCGTTGCTGGGGCTGTATTCACCTGTAGCAGGCAGTTCAACGGATTGCTTACTGCCAGCCACCAGCAGGGCTTTTTCAAGCTCCAGCTGGTTGTCGGCAGAACAGTAGGGCTTTACCTCGCAATAAACGGCTTCTAAATTTGTCATGGCTGCAACTGCTTAAGGATTACTCTATGCCGCGAACTTGGTAGTTGACAATGCCGTCAATCTCGGTGATGATAGGCAAGGCACGCCAGCTGGCCTGTGTGTACTCACCAGCTTTCTGCCCTGTGCTTTCACCCACTTGCCATTTGGCCACGCGAATGCCGTTACCTGCATCAACGTACTCAACATCCTTTTCGGGGATAATGGCATTGTCCTCAAATGCAGGCTGCACCTCACCGATTTTGCCAGCAGGCTTAAAGACAATAACATTGTCGTTATAGGGGTTGATAAGCGTTTCACTGCGCTTGCCGTCTTTGGCAATAGCGTTTCGCTTGTTGATTTTGGTAATGGTCGGCAGGTCAAACTGCTGGAGCATAGCGTTAAGCTCGGCTGGTGTAACGGCCTGTGCGCTCTTGTCGTTGCCTTTAATGGCACGGCGAACATTCGGGTTGTTGATAAACCATGCGTACAGGGCTGGAGCCATAAGGATTTCACCGAATAGAATACCGTAGTTTTCAAATTCGTACTTGATTTCGGCCAGCTCCTCAAAGGGGTTAATGCTGGCCGCGTTTTCCTTTGTCCAGTTTTTTGTGGCTTTGAGCTTGTTGCGCTCGGGCATACCGTAGTCAATACGGAAAGTGCGACCATCGGGATTGTTAAGCTGGGGCTTGAACTGGGCTACACCAGCGTTAGACAACGCCTGCAAAATAATGTGGTCAACTGTATCCTTACAGCCGAGGTACGCTTCGCGCACATCACCCACAAGGAGTTTGTAAACCTCATTGAACTTTTGCTGGTCGGTGTAACGCTTGCTGCTGGCTTCAAGAACGGCAAGCATTTTACGGAGTTTTTCAGCCGACATAGGGAAACGGTGTCCCAGTCGGGGGATTTCCTCGGTAAATGTTTTGAAGCCGTCAGTGGGTCGCAGCGGTGTGGCTGCATCGTTACCGATTACGCTGGCCATAAAGCGAACTTTATAGCTGGCCATAATGGCTTCTGCTGTTAAGCCCATTTGGGGCAGGTTGTAGTCAAACCAGCGGTCAACATACAGCTGCTCAAACAGGGTTTTGTTTTGCAGCGAGCCTTTTTCAAAGAAAATGCGAAGCGTGGACAGCAGGTCTACTGGTATGCTGGGCAGGCTTACTTTGCTAAAAATACTTTCCATGTGTCATTAAAGGCTTTGGGTGTAAATAACTTTAGTGCCTTTAAGCATCGCACCGTCAAGCAGTGCAGCAGGCACAGGGGGAACTCTGCGGGCATAGATTTCGCCATTACCGCTGTCGCGTGTAACGTCAATTACAGTGTCGGCCAAATCTTCCTTTACCTCGGCATTTAAGCCCTCGGCAATGGAAATGCAGTTGGGCTGGGCTACCAGCTTAACATTTGTACCGTCTGCCACAACCTCAAACAGGGCATCGCCCACTTTAAGGCCAGTAATGGCTTTGGCGAGGGTTATCTCAACGCCAGCTTCGGTTTTTGCAACAGCCGAAATTTTGGGGCAGTCGGCCAGTGCTGCTGTAAGGTCATTAGCCACCGTATCGCCCACAATAAACAGGGGCTTGGTAAACTCGTCACCCTCCAGCGTTACCTTTTTGGTGTCAGTGCCGATAGCTACGACACGCGCACTCTTTATGAGCGTAGCGAGCCGCGTTGCTTCATCAGCGTGTACCAACGTACCGAATGGCACAACTGCACCAGCCGCCAAATTGGTCTGCTCGGGGTTGAGCGTGAAGCCGCCTGTTACCTTTACAGGGGGCATGGTGTAACACGGACGGTCACCACCATAGTTTGTGAATTTACGCTTCATCGCTTAAATTGTGTTATTGGTTATTACTCTACACCGAATTGCTTAAGCATAGCGTCTGCCAAATCATCCTCGGCCTTATCTTTGGCTTCCTGTGATACGTTTTGGTCGGCAGGCTTAAGGCCACGGTCAACAAGGCTCTGCTTGTACTTGCCCAGCCATTCTTCCACGTTGGCTTCTGCTGGCACAGTAATAAATTCCATGTCGCGGTCGGTAAGACCCAGCTTTTTCATTGCTCCATTGACAAGGGCTTTGCGGTCGTTTTCGGCCTGCTGTGCCTGCAATTTTGTAATGAGGTCGGTTTGCTCTTGGAATTTAGTACCATACTTGGCTTCCATAGCTGCAACCACCTGCGCCACCACATCATCGGCTTCTTGCGGTTTCGATGGTGTGGGCTGCTGCTGTTGCTGCTGTCCTTTCTTGTCTTTGGCGTTTACCCATCGCGTTGCTTCGCCCTGCATTGTTTTCAATACAGGCAAAAACTGATTTGCACGCGCCTCAACATCTTCGTCTGATGCGTCATCTGCCAGCCCATTGCTTGCAACTTCGGCAATTTGCTGTACTGATTCCGTCGATAGCCCCATGTCCTTGCATTTGGCCGTCATTTTTTCAAGTAGTTTCTTGTGCATATTAAGCTCCTCGGTTTATTATCGCTGCAAAGTTAAGGCAATAATACAAGTGTGTGCAAGTTAGACACGTCAAATTTTTGAAAGTAACAGATAATCACTTTTTAATCATATTGTCAATAATTGTTAATAAATGGCTTTTTGGAGCGATTTTGTTTTCCCAGTTAAAAATATAGGATTAGATTTGCAGCGTAGTTAAGGCGTTAATGATAGACACGCCTACCAAAACCGAAAACAAATAAAACTTTAAGCAATATGTTACAGCACGAATTTGAAAGCCGCGTAAAAATACAAGTAAGCGCACAGGAGTATGCCGCCATTGAGCAGGTTTACATGGCCAGCGATGTTGAAAAGGACGAGTTTTGCAAGCTGTGGGCAAAGATGAACCGCCTGCGCATTGCAAAGGCCGTAGCCCAGCAGAAAGCAGAAGCCCAGTTTAAGGCATTGCCCATAGAGGAACAGGTGCTTGTAAAAATGCTGGAGCTGGCACAGCTTAAAGCTAACGAAACAGGCTGCACACTGCCTGTAAGCGACATTAAAATTGATGCTGACATAGTACGCTCATACAGCGAAGCAGATGCATTCACAGTGTATTTGGTTTTGCGCGAAACAGGTGCAGCCATTACACACACCTTTACCGATGCAGTAAAGGAGAAACACAGCTTTTCAAATCCTGCTGGCACGGTTATTTATCAGTTCTTTGGTAATCGCAACCTTAACCACGGTTACTGCATGAAAGACCACGACCCCCACAGCAAACGAATATTCTAAACAACCAGCTGGGGGCTGGCAGCAGCTCCCAGCACAATACCCACCAGCAATGACAAACGAGCAGCTAATAAAGAAAATGCTTGCAAAAGGCTTTACCCAGTGCGGTAAGCACAATTACGGCAAGAAAGTAGGCGAAATAACGGTAATAGTTACCCTAACGCCTAATGACACAGCAACGACAGGCGAATGGCTTATGCCCAGCTTTAAGGAGATAATGAACGGAAGCATATTTGATACATTTTGCTCCTATACGGCAAACGGCCTTAATCAAGCCCTGTGCAAGCGTAAATACTTTTAACGAACCAGCAGGGGCTGCACCTGTAGCCCCTGCACAACACCAAAAGCAATATGGAACTGCTGATAATAACCACCTACGACAAGAAAATAGCCAGCACTATTACAGGCACACTGGAGCTGTGCTTTGAGCTTGTGCAAAGCAGCCGTGTAAATGGCCAGTACGAAATTAGCGTAATGTGCGACCATGAGGACTGCGAAAGTATTAAGCAATGCCTGTGGGGCGATTACGGCCAGCAGGTGAGCTGCCGAGTAATAACCGAATAAATAACATAAAGCAATATGGAAGCAACAAAATTAACCCCCGAACAGCAGCAATACCTTAACGACATGGCCGACTATGGTAAACGGCTGGAACAGCTGGCAGTGGCCAGCGTAGGCAAATACGTAGCTGCTGGCTATGCCAACAATATTCAAAAGGTAGCAAAAATGTACTGCTACTGCGGAACTGGCAAGGGCTATGAGGGAGCGTGTGTAGTACCAGCCAACGGAAATGCCGTTGTGTTTACCAACAAAGCAGCAGCCGAGCAAGTGGCCAGCCAGCTTTACTGCGAAAACGGCAAAGGCGAGCGCATAACCTTTAGCGTAATGCCTGCTAACGAGTATTTTTGGCTGCTGTACGATAACTTGTGTGTGACGCTTAAGGAAGCCGAGCGACTTATGCTCATAAACATCAAAAATCGTAATGGCCAAAAATAGCGCAAAAACGGCCTGCAAAATGCAAGCTGTAAGCCTATGTATTACAGGCCGCTGGAACACCTGCACCACACCTAATGTGGTGCAACGTGTGCCGCGCCATGTGGTGCGCCATGTGACCAATCTATATATTATATTTTTTATTATTTATATATACTACTATAAGTTAATATATAAATATATACTAAAAGGCAATTTTTGCGAAAAACAAATTTTTGTAAGTTGCTAAATTACAGGCATTTCAAAAGGTTGCAGCACACAGCGCACCACATACAGCACCACACGCCATACCACACCGCACAACACATTTAATGTGGTGCAACATTCGCAAATAATTCATTTACAAATACTTTTACAACTATGGCAAAGCCCCAATTAAAGCCCAAATGCAAAGATATGCTGTATCAGCTTGCACAACGTGCCGAACAGCAGCTGCGCGAAGCATACGATATTTACAAGCAGCTCGGCAAGTTGCACTGGTACACGGCCACCGATAGCACAGGCAAACAGGTGCAATGGCATGACTGCGTAGGTAGCCACTCCGTAACCATTCGCCAAAACGAATACGGCAGACTTGTGTTCCACTACAAGCACGAAGAATGGCACGAACTGGAATGGTGCAACACACGCAACCTGTGCGAGTGTGCCGACCACCTGCTACAGGAAGCATACAATATGCGCCAGCACGGTTTTTAAGGCCATACAGCCGCCCTACCAACGAAATCAATTAAAGTAATCACCCCACACGGCCAAACGCGAAATTTGGCCACTTACAACAAGAATAAGCAATATGATTGAAGCAATCACAACCAAAGCACAGCTGGCCGACTTTGTGGCCGCTGTAAAAGCAGCAGCAGCCGAAGCCGCAAAACTGGCCGACACGGAGGACGGAGGTACTTGCAACATGGATAGCTGCGTAGTAAAAATTGACATACCCAAACGCCTGCGCGATGCCAGCGGCCTGCGCCTGTTTGCTGGCTGGGGTTTGTATAAGGGCTACTGGCATTTGCAGGACATACCCAGTGACGGCTGTGGCAATCGCAACACTCGCCAGCAGGAAGCAGCCGCCAAATACCTGCAAGCTGCTGGCTACAATGCTACAGTCTACTACGAAATTGACTAATCGCTTTTTAATCCTTTGGGCGATAAACGATTAAAAAGGATTAAAAATGCAGGCGCAAGCACATTTTTTTGCTTAAAATGTTTGGTGGGTTAAAAATATGGGAGTAGATTTGCAACAGTTAAGCGTGCAACATAGACACTCTTACAAGTATTAACCCACCAAACAAACAGCAAAATGGAAGCTAAATTTATAAACCACAAAAACATCAGCCTTAAGGCAGAACTGCAAGCAGCTACCGAGGACAAAATAGTAGTACGTGCAGCATACGTAAATATGGGCTGGGACGATGTGCTGTTTTACGGCCACTATTACGGCTTTCACGTTGCACGCCTTACCACATACGAGGGCTTGCCCGAATATGGCTATAACGAATGCTACGAATTTACTCGCAAATAACTAATAAAAACATAAGCAATATGGCAACAAAAAGCATCAACCACAACGGCTGTAGCACCTGCGCAAATGGCAGTGAAAATTACGTGCGTTACACAGCCTGCAACCGTAAAAAGTATTACCAGTACGACTATCGCACCGAGGACGGCCAGCTGTTCAGCTGCGTAGCACCCACACTGGAGCAGTGCCGCGCAAAGCGCGACCTGTGGCTAACCAAACTTAACAACCAATAAACATACAGCAATATGGAAACAACAACCAATCGCCGTGCCAGCGTAGAGGCACTTAAGCCCATTGCCTACAGGGCATCACAGGGCATTAGCTGGTCACCCGAACAGCGAGGGGAACAGTGGCTAAACGACTGCGAAAACAGCCTGCAAAACCACCTCGCACAAATACCCGAGGAAATGCACGCTACCTTTGAGGAAAAGTTTTTGCAGCTTTATGCCCAGTGGCTTGCCGCCATGAGCCGCTGCATAAGCCCGATGATTACAGGGCCTGCAAAGTTCCCCACAAAGCGTGCCGAGAAGCTAAACAACTACGAACACGCTGCGCTGGAACGGCTCAACACGTGGGTAGAGCGTTTTATCAAACGCTGCAACCGTCAGCAACGCCTTACAGGCTGGGCAGAAATTGAACGCCTGCAAGAAAAGGTGGAAAGCCTGCAACGCCTACAGGATATGATGAAAGCGGCCAATAAAATATGCCGAAGCAAGAAGCTGGCCGATGTGGAAAAGGTGGACGAGCTGGTAGCACTGGGCTTTAGCGAAAAGCACGCCAATATGCTTATCGCACCAGTGGAAAGCTGGCAAGTGGTAGGCTTTGCGCCTTACCAACTCACGAACAATAATGCCAAAATAAAAGACGCACAGGCTCGCATCGCACGCCTTACACGCATTGCTGAAACAGCCGACAGCGAACAGGACATTGACGGTGTTACGGTGCAAATATGCAACAGCGAGGAACGGCTGCGCCTATGCTATGACGGCAAGCCCAGCCCCGACACAATAGCCCTGCTTAAAAGCAACGGCTTCAAGTGGTCACCTAAAAACATGGCATGGCAACGCCAGCTCACCGATAACGCCTACTATGCCGCTGCGCGTGTGCTTACTGGTGGTAATGCCAGTGTAGAAGCCGAGCGCGATATGCGCCTGCGCCTTAAAGGTAAAACAACTGACAACACAAACGACACCGAACAATGTTAGGAGCTAATTTCAAAGATGTAAAACTTGGGGACTTAATAAAGTTCACTATTGGTTCGTACTCTTGTGTGCGCACTTGTATTGGCCGAGTAACAAAAATAACGGCTGCTCAATTTATGGTAGGGTCATACCGCTTTCGCAAAAGTGACGGCAAACAAATAGGCGAGCATTACAGGTATGCTGAACCAGCCACCGAAGCTGAACTGGAAGAGCAAAAGGCCGAGCAGTACAAAAAGAACCTGCAAACCAGTTTAATTCGCTGGTTTGACGATTACAACAACGTGGCCACTCTAACTGTAACCCAGCTGGAAGCGGTGCAAAGCATAATAAAACAAACACCCGAACAATGATAATACGCACACAAGAACAAATCCAACAGCTGGCCACACTGCTGCTGGAAACACTGGAAACAGCACCCGAACTGCGCACACCTGCCAAATCAGCCGTTAAGGCTGGTTTGCAGCAGGCTTGGAAATGCGTGTGCGCTGGCCATACAAACTACAACGAGATTAACAAAAACCTGCCAGCACCCGAATACCCTGTACAGGCTCGTGCCATTGCCGTAATGGCTGTGGACTGGCTACAGGGCGATGAAACGGACTGGCCGCGATTTATTGAAACACTGCTTAAAACACCTGCAAAATGAGAGTTTATATAAGCCTGCCTATAACAGGGCAAGACCCCGATGAAGTGGAAGCACAGGCCACGTTTGCCGCTGGTGTGCTGGAAAAGAAAGGGCATACTTACGTTAGCCCACTGGAAATATGCGACAGCGACCTGCATTATGAAGCCTGCATGGGAATTTGCATTGAGCACCTGCTGGCCTGTGATGCCGTTGTTGTACTGGAGGGCTGGAGCTGTAGCAAAGGCTGTAGGCTGGAAGCCGAAGCTGCGGAGATTTACGGCAAGCCGCTATACAAAGGGCTTGACAAAGTACCCGAAAGTAACACCTTGTGGCACATACTGGAAAAGGAGGACTGCGATGGCTTGGGGTAGAGCCGCCAAAGGCACACGAAATGCTGTGCTGGTTACACTAAAGCAGCCGTACAAAGGGCAAACGCTGTGGCTGTTCGGTTGCAAAGCGGCCATTTACGATTACTTACCCAGTAGTGTTGTGGGCATCGCATTAAACACCATGCAAAGCCACGTTAACATTGACAACAAGAATTTTGAAAACGAGTGCTGCACCATTCAGCGTATTGTACTGCATGGCAAAAAGCAACGCAAAAAACAGGTAACGGAATGATAGGAGCAATAGTAGGCGATTTTGTGGGGAGTGCATACGAATTTGCACCCACAAAGGATTATAACTTTAAGCTGGTTACGCCTGCCAGTAGCATTACTGACGATAGCATTATGTCATTGGCCATAGCTGATGCACTTATGCAGCCCGAACCCGACTACATGGAACGTATGCTGTACTATGGCCGCAAATACCCGAACCCAGTAGGGGGCTATAGTGGTAGCTTTGCACGCTGGCTGGCCAGCAACGACCCACAGCCATACAACAGTTATGGCAACGGCTCTGCTATGCGTGTGGCCGCTATTGGCTGGGCATACAGCAACCTTGAAACAGCACAGGCAGAAGCAGCAGCAACAGCCGAGGTTACACACAACCATACGGAGGGCATACGCGGAGCTGTAGCAGTGGCCACAGCTGTAAATTTGGCTCGCAGGGGTTACACCAAAGACAGCATACGCAAACAGGTTGAACGGCTGGGCTACGACCTTGATTTTACCATTGTGGGCATTAAGCGACAGTATAAGTTTGATGAAACCTGTATGGGAACAGTGCCAGTGGCGATACAGTGCTTTTTGGATAGCATTGACTATGTGGATTGCATACGTATGGCAGTGTCGCTTGGCGGTGACGCTGACACACTGGCCTGCATTGCTGGTGCTATTGCAGAAGCTCACTATGGAGCTGATACCATACCCAGCTTCCTTGTTGAGCAAGCACTGGTCACACTGCCTACCGACTTGTTAGGCGTATATATGGAGTTTAAGAAGCGGTTCTGCTACCAGCAATAACTTTATCGGCAAAGGGCTGCAAAGGCTCTTACAAGCAAAACAAACGGCAAATTCGCTGCATTGCAGTTGATTTGCCGTTTGCGGTGATTGTGGTATGTGAAATTTTAGCTATCTTTGCACCTGCATATCCTTACGGACGTGCGACATACTTTGAAGCCATAGCAGCCGAAATCACCACAAGTAAGCATTACTGGCTTTCAAGCACACAATGGCAACTCTGCGAAATACAGCGCGGAGCTTTTGCCGTTTGTGTGCTGGTTTGTGGTGAACCTCGGCTGCACGGCATTGCTCCGCGCCTTTTGCTGTGTTGGTGTGGCGTTCTGCTGGTGCAAAGGTAGTAACACAGCACTAAAGCCACATGAATATGAAAGGCAAATTTTTGAAAGTGGCCATACTGGCCGTGCTGGTGTCATTCACTGCTTGCACAAAAACACCCGAACAAAGAGCACAGGCTATGATTGAAGGTTACATGGCCGAGCACCTTAACGACCCTGCGAGCTTTGAACTTGTAAAGTATGGTAATCTTGGCAAACACACACCCATGTCACGTGCTTTTGTGCTTATCACTAATGAATGTATCACCCGACACCAAAGCGACAGCATAGATATTTATTTGGAACGCTTTAAGGATAATTACGTAAAACAGGGCAAAGACCCATACGAGGTACTGGGCTGGGAAATGTCATGCAAATACAGGGCAAACAATGCTTATGGAGCAAAAATACTACAGGAACAAACATTTATGTTTGACCCTGATGTAACACAAATTGTTACCGTGGAGTAAATATGCGTGTAAACTGTTGCCCATACTGTGGAAGCTGCGATATTGTGTTGCAGGAAAAAGGCTACAGCGCAAAGAAAGGGCTGCTGGGCATTGTCACCTTTGGACTGGTTGGAGGACTGGCTGGGCTGCATGGTAGTAAAAAACTTGTTTGGCGTTGCCCACAGTGTAACAATACTTTTGCGGAGCCTGCACAAAAAGAACCGTTCATGCTTGAGCAGGCTTCGCTGGACGCCATTTTAGCACCACAGCCAGCAAAGAAGCCCGAACCAAAGCCCCAGCACATCAAAAGCGCACCTCCAGTCGTAAAGCAGCGTATGCTCTGCACTTGTGGGGCATACAATAGCATTTATAACAAAGCCTGTTTCAGTTGTGGCGAGCCGCTATCGCTGGCCACCACTACCAAAGTACCTGCACTACCGAATAAGGGCGTTGTTTGTGCATGTGGCGTGAAGAATAGCCTTGAAAGTGGCTACTGTTTGGCCTGTGGCACAAAGTTGCATTACAACCAGCTGGAACAGATAGACGGCCAGCCCAGCTTTACGCTTGAACCATGCCCATACTGCAACCAGCCCACACCAAAGAAAAGCCGTAAAGTACGCCACTGCATACACTGCGGAAAGGAGTTATAATCCACCCAAAACACTGCTGAAATATGGGGTATTTTCAATATACCTCACATTTTATAGGCTCAAAAGTGACGCTGCAAGAAAAATATTTACTAACTTTGCAGGAACTTTAACAATGGCCAAATAAACCGCCGACACCATGCAAACGTTATGATAGAAAACGCCAAAGATATGTTCGCAGACACTTATCGTTATAATAGTGTTGTGGTTGCGTTTTATATTGTAGCTTGGGCAAACCAAAATAAGGTTACAATAAACCTCACAAAAACGCAAAAGCTCCTGTACGTAGCATACGGAGCTAATCTCATTGTGGGCAAAGACAGGCTGTGCAACGAACACCCACAGGCATGGCCATACGGACCTGTATTCCCTACAACACGCAACAAGCTGCTAAAAGCCAACCTTGCAGCAATTACCATGGACAGCGAAATTCTGGCCGAGGTTCGTAATGATACATATTTGGAGCAGGTTGTACGCTTTGTTTTTGAGGGTTTTGGCAATAAAACAGCTGGCCAGCTAACAGCATGGTCGCACAGACCAAACTCGCCATGGGAAGAAACAACACATATGCCAAACTTTAAGTGGGGCAATGAAATTCCCGATGCGTATATATACGATTACTTTGCACAAATTATAAACGTTGACCCTCAACCACAGGCGTAATGAGCGAAAATGCAGCACTTAATGCCCAGTGGGGCGTAACTGATGCGGACGAGCCGCTTACCCCTCGCTCAATAATATTGATAACGAGTCGCTGGCTACACAAGAAAAGGAACGTTACAAGCAAGACACTCGCCAGCGTAAATTTTTAGCCCAGTGGGTCGTTTGGGCTACATCAATATGGTTAGGTGTTGTGCTGGTAATCATTTTCTTTCAAGGATTTTCACTTATTACTCTTGATAATACTGTTGTTAACGTACTTTTGGCTACTACCACGGTAAATGTTTTGGGCTTGGCCTACATAGTTTTAGAGGGATTATTTGGCAAGTCAAAACGTAGAAACTCACAGGAATAACCATTTTTACATCAAAAAAAGCTGTAATACGCAATTTTTTTGTTATATTTGCGGCAAATTATCTACTTATGAGCCAGCAATACACTACAGGCAAAGCGTTGTACGACCGTTACAGCGAGCTATATAAACAGCACATTTTCGGTACTGTTCCAGCCGGCGTGTCCCAAAGCGAGCTGGAGTATGCTATTGAGATAATGGAAATTATGGCTGGCAAATATGGCGAAGATGCAGGCATTCCGAGTGAGGAATATATGTGCGAGCTGCTTGAAAAAGCGCACACAAACAAAAGCCGTGTCGGCTACATAGAGCGTAACAGCTCTCGCATTGATGCAGCAACTGGCATGGAAATTACCACCGCTGGCGTAGATAATTTTGGCTATATCGGCATTTTATAAACACATACCGAGTACCTTAACCATTTCATCAAACAAGTCTTTGTACATCCAACGGAAAAAGCCGTTGCCTGCATACTGGTTCTCAAAGGCATGTGCAATAAATTCTTTTATTACGCTGTCTGCGCTGCTTCGCCAGTATTTAGCTGAATGCCCATAACAGTATTTTCCCTTGGATAGTGAATTTATAGTATCTGCAAATGCTGTAGCCTGCGAAATAACATCAGCCTGCACTATGCCCAGCCGCGTCAATACACTGGTTTTAGCCTTGCCCAAAGCCATACTATCCCTGTAGTACGGTAACATTTTATGCGCATACTCAAAAAGGGTCATATTGCGCTGTACCATGTGTCCACCCTCATACACGGCAAAAGTACTTTTGGACTGCATTGCTGTTTCAAATTTATTCCATAAGTCTACAATTCTGCGATTACGACAAAGACCGTGCTGGTGGTCTAAAGCATGGCCAAATTCGTGATAAATGGTTTTGTGCTTATACCAGCTTGACCCAAAGCGACTATCGCCACTCCACAGCTCAACAATTCCCTCTGCTGGCTTAAACCACGTATTTCCTTTTTTGCCAGTGCCTATTTTTACAGGCACATAATCAGTCAGTAAATCAAAAAAAGCCTTATCAATACTTGAAGCCGTGCCATTAAACCAGCTACCACTCTCCAACAGTTCTTTTGGCATCAACATTGACACTTTGGAAAAATCAACTTTTGCAGCTATTAGGTCATGTAGGTTTGTAAAGCCCCTCAGCGCGTTTGTAGCCTTTACATACTCACCTTTACGCATATATTCGTAATATTGCGTAAGGAAATCGTGTGCCTGCTTTACAACCTCAAATGGTTGGCCTTTCAACTTACCACTTGCCAGCAGCTTATTTACTTTGTCCGTAATTTTATCCAGCGCATCAATGTTGGCTATTTTAAGTGATTGCGTGTACCAGTTATCCAGTTGTGCCTTTGTCGTAAAAGAAGCCAGTGTCGTTACATTCGTGCCTGTATAACAGCCAGCCGATTGTAACAATTCTGCGATTTTCTTACGGTATTCCGCTATATCAACAGCACCGCTTGGGTCAGTTGGAATAGAGCGGTCGTATTTATCAATATCTGCTGGCATGGTGCTTATTATGCTATCGCTGTCAACAATGGTAGTTTGTGCTGCATTTGTTGCTGGCTGTGGCTTGGTTGTCGCTGTGTGCGTACCACGTTGCCCAGCTTCGTTTTTAATTTCCTGTACCCAGTTACCCTTACCGCTGGCCTTGCTGTAGTTATCCTGTAGGAAATATGGCAGGCTTCCCCAGCCGCGCTGTGGGTCGGCTATTTGGTCACTGATTTTGTCCTTGTTGTTTTCCACCCACTGCATAAAATGCTCATTGGGCTGCTCAATAACACCAGCAGGAACGAAGCCGCTTGTGTCCTCGCCACGCAAGATTTGGTCGGTGAGCTGGAACAGCTCGTCCTCGGTGCATAGCAATGGCACACAATAGCAGTAGCAGTGCGGATGCCAGCCTTTGAACACAAAGCCTTTGGGATATTCACCGCGCCCACTGGTGTCGTTCTCGTCAGCAGCCGACAGGTCGTTGCAAATATCATCGCAGGGGTGATTTTTGCTCAACACCACACGGAAGCCACGCACAAACTCCATTTCTTTCCACCGCTCGCAATCGGCTGCACGGTATGCCATGTTTGTTTCCGTGCGTGCCAGCCGCATAGCGTTTTTGTAGCTGCTTCGGTACACACCACGGCCAGTATGGTAGTTGTGTGGGTTATCGTCCACCCAGTAAAAGCTGTCTGTGGCTTTATCATAGTGTCTGCGTTTCCATTTGCGGCCATATACAGGCTTGCCGTCCTTATCCACTTTGCCCTGCATCACAGGCTTGCCGTTTTTATCCAGCACAGGTTTGCCCTTATCGTCCAACACTGGCTCTTGCTCCCTGTAACGAAATCGCCTAAACAGCATATCGGGTTCTTGCAGATACTGGCGCACCTTACGGCTCAATTCGCCAGCGTCCACGCCTTGCCCCAGCGACAAATCAATGGCCACCTCCATATCCGCTTTGGTATTGCCTGTAATAGCCCATACGCGCTGCGACAGGTTCATGCCAGCTTCTTTACGTGCAAAAAACTGGTTCATGGCTTCTTTGTTGCGGCCAAAGTAACGTGCAAAATGTTTGTCCTCCAGCGCACCTTTGCCAAACAGGCCAGCCAGCAAACCGTCCATATCGGCATTGCTGTAATACCACTCCTGCGTAATGTTGCCACGGATTGACTGGTAAATTTCGCTATACATAAGGCGAAATGTGGCCTGCACCTGTTTGCTTATTTCGGGGTAATCGGCAAAGGCGAAAGGCTTGCCGTCTTGCAGCTCCAGCCCCTCGCACATAGCCACTATTTCCCCGATGCGCTTATCCATAATGCTGCGCACCTTTAGGGCATACGTTTCACACCGTTTGCCCAGCTTTGTATTTATTGCTTTCCAGTCTATTTTTGCCATAGCGTTTTTATTTACGAATAGAGTTTTTGCTGCCAGCAGGTTTATTCGTAGTTGAATACGCTGTTAGCTGCCAGCTCTGCACGCTTGGTTTCCTCGGCTTCCTGTTCGGCCTTTATACGGTCTTTTTCACGCTGTTTGTCACGGACGAGGGGGTTAAGCTCAATAAAGGTTTCATCGCTCATGCCGCCAGCGTTTTTAACCTTAACTGCGTTGCTGATAGCTTCCACAATGTCCTCGCCAAACGGCTCTTGGTATTCATGCTGCACCAGCAACCGCTCCAGCTCGCCAGCCAGCTGTATATTTGTCACGCGCGAAAGTATGGCAATAATAAGGCTGGCCGTGCGCATAAGCATTTCATCGTGGCTCTCTTTGCGCATATCGGCCTTGATGCTGGCCAGCACCATCATTTGTTTAAGGGCTTTGGCCGATACGTTGGATAGCTTGCTCATTACGTCAAAATCAATGTTTGGCGTAAAGGTGTCGCGGAAAATGTGCCGCTCGTTATCCTCGCTTTCCTGTTTTTTAAGCTCGCTGGCTGTGTCGGGTGTAAGGTAGCGCAAATCGCCCTTTTCGGCCAGTACATACAGTTTGTTTTCCGTGTCCTTGTCGGGAAGCCCTTGCACCACGTCAGCAGTGGCCACCAAAGCAGGGTCAGCCATGTAGTCGTTCACGTCAGCAGTACGACTTTTCATGTATTCCTGCCTGTCAATAAGGTTGGACGCGCCAGCCCATTCAATCTCCTGCTCAAACAGGATAACAGGCTTTTTTCCCACGAAATTAACCTCGCGCTCAACCGACCAGCCCACACCGCCAGCCTTGCAGCGGTATATGTAATCGTCCGTGTAAATATCAACACACCGTACCGACACGCTGCCACGCTCGCGCACATGGTATTCACGCGCAAAATATACCAGCCTGTCGTATTGGTCTTTTATGTAGTACATGGTATCGCCCAGCGAAGCGGCCAGTACCTTAATAAGGCAGTCGGCTTTGCCCTCTTTGTTTTGGAAACAGTGGAACAGCAGCGCACTTTTGGTTTCAGCCCCAGCCAATCGCTTTGCCTGTCGTATGCGTGCGTTAAAGTGCTTGGCCTTTAGGAAATCGGTAAAGGCTTGGTATGCTCTTTCCGTTCCATCGCTATTTTCAAGCCACTGCACAGGCCGACCGTAAATAAACACAACGGCCATTTCGTTGATGTAGCGTGCATAATCCAGTGGGAGCTTCCACCGCTTTACCCAGCCTGTAAAGTTGCCCTGCTCGTCATAGGTAGCCTTGTCGGGGCGTTCCATAATGGTATGCTTTTGCAGCTGGTACTGCTTAAGGGCTTCCAACTGTTTAGGCAGGTCGTTCTGCATCATAGACAATGCGCCCGTAATGTTGCCAGCCTGCACCATTTCTTCAAACTGCTGCTGGTAGCCCAGTGCTGTTTTTACTTTGCTAAAAAGTGCTTCAAAAATGTTGAACATCGGTTTTGTTGTTAATGATTATTACAGTATGCCGCCGAAACGCGCCTTGCTCATGCCCTTTGGCAGTTCTATGTTATTTAGTAGCAGGTAGTCAATCGCATAGCACAGTATATCCACGTATTCATCGTGTACCTGCGCTGGAAAGCTGGCCACCTCGTCCATAAAGTCCTCCACCCAGTCACCGTCTACAAGCACCACACGGCCACACTCAATTTTTGGGCTGCATACCGACAGGCGAGTAGCCTTTCCGTCCTTTGGTGTTGGTGTCTTGGTTACATTTAGGTCGGTGTTGGTTTTTAGCTGCTGTACCACGCTTATGCCGTTGGCCTTTGGCTCAATGCGTAGCGTGCTGGTTCGCTTGTTGTAGCCCCATGTATGGCAGTATTCGGGCAGAAAGGCCAACAGGTCGGGGAATGTTTTCCACACTTTTTGCGCATGGTACACAAATAACTGCTGGCCTATTTTGCACGCTGCCAGTATGCCGCTGGGGTCGTTGTCTCCGTGCTGTTCGTCATAGGCTGTATCAAGGAAAAAGTGCATAGTTGCACCGCCTCGCATGGCTTCAAACTGCGCACGGCTAATGTGCTGAAACCAGCATTTCTGCACAATGTTGCCGCTGGCACTGGCTGGGGTTTGTTCGTACTGGCCAGCATACGCACGGCTTCCCAAATCCACCCTTGCTTCGGCCAGCACCTCGGCATCAAGCCGCACAGGGTCAAGCAGCCCATTTACATACCGCTCCCGAAGCTCCACTGGCTTTACTTGGTCGCTTAACTCCGCTGGCAGGCAAATGTGCTTTATGCGGTCGCTCTTTTTCTTAAGCAGGTAGCCTGTCACATCTTCCTCATGCAGCCGCTGCATAATGGTTATGGTCGGGGTGTTTTTCTTGTTTACCTTACGAGTGGAAAGCGTTTTGGTAAACTCCACCGCCTGCAACCGCAAAGGCTCACTATCGGCCTGTTTGGGGCTTTGGGGGTCATCATTCAGTATTATGTGTGCGTGCTTACCAGTGACAGCCGAGCCTGTGGACGTAACATAACGCTCACCTCCAGCCGTGTTGCCATAGTAGCCTTTGCCCGACTTGTCACGCCTTATGGCCACCTCGGGAAACAGCCGTTTGTAACGCTCGCTGGTGATTATGTCCTTGCTCTTTTGCGCTTGGTCAAGCGACACATCGCTACTGTAGGAGCTGCTGATAATTCGCAAACTGGGGTCTTGCGTCCAAAGCCATGCAGGGAACATAATAGTTACGATTGTGCTTTTGGTAGTGCCAGGAGGTATGTTAATGATTATGTCGTATGGCTTTGGCAGGCGATTTACAATATAGTAGGCCAGCTTTTGCAGTTCCTCGCACAGGTAGGCAATATGCCAGTTAAACACTGGTTCTTCGGGGATAATAACCGACCAAAACGTTTCTACAAAGTTGTAAAAACGCTTTTTACACATGTGAGCCTGCACCTTATCCAGCAGCTCATTTGTGGGCTGTATTATTCTACCCTGTGCCATTGTTACTGCATTTCCTTTTTGTCACGCTTGGCCGCTATGGCATACAGTGTTTCAAGCTCCTGTTCGCTCAATTCGTTAAGGTCTATGCCCTGCGTGCTGGCCATAAGCGGCGAGCCGTCTTTACCTGTAAGCTCGCTGCGCTCGGGGGCATAGATACCCAGCAGCTTGTTACGTTCTGCCAGCAGATGCCGTATTTCGGTTATGTAGGCCACGTTACCACAGCCGCGCTTGTTTGCCTGCTGCTGTTCGGCCACAATAACCTTACTGCCTTTTTCGCCTGTGGGATTGCCGTTTTTGTCGGTCTTTTGCGTAGGCACGGCTTTTTGCTTTTGCCAGCCCTCCGTATAGTCCTCCTTACTTTTTTCCCACGCTTCCCAAAGCTCAATAAGGCAATCGTCAATGCGTGCCAGTGCCAGCGTCATGTACTCGTCAGTGTTGGCCAGCCTGTTTTCGCGCCATTCATCAAGCAGCAGCTTTTTGTCCTGCTGTATAAGATTAGGGCTGGGGAGCTTTGGCAGTTGCAGCCGCACTTGCACCTCTTGGCATATTTGGCGCACACTGTAGCCCTTTTTGAACAGCTCGGCCACAATCTCCAGCCGCGCCAGTCGTTTCTGCCGCTGCTTTTGGTTCTGCCTGTTGTTAAGTTGCTTTGTGTCCATACGCTTATTACAGGGCTACTGTAGCTCCAATGGCTGCACCAGCTGCACCGCCTGCAATGGTTGCAAGCAGGTCGTAAATGTCAAAAAAGCCTATACTCATGCTGTGGTAGGCCATATCCTTAACCTCTGCGGCCACCCCAGCTGCACCAGCACACAGGAAGCCACAGGCGAATGCTTGCAGGTAGGTTACGCTGCCAAAACATACGGCCAGCAATAATGCACCCAAAATGGCTGCAATAGCACCGCAAATAAGGTGCTTTACTTTGTCCTTGTAAGTCATTGTTACATTTGGTTTATTAGGTTCATAAACTCGGCACGCACTGCACTGTCGGTTTGGAACAGGCCAGTTAAGCAGCTGCTTACCATTTGTCCTTTCTTACGCGCTCCGCGCATGGTTTTGCACAGGTGTTCGCCACGCATTACCAGCGCAATGCCCAGCGGTGGATTATCGCCACCCAGCGCATCGGCCAGCATTGCCACGACCTCATGCACCAGCCGTTCCTGTACTTGCAGTTTGGCCGCACAATAGTCCACCACTCGGCCTATCTTGGAAATGCCCAGTATGCGGCCTTTGGGGTTTGGCAGGTAGGCGAAATAATACTTGCCGAAAAAGGGTATCATGTGATGCTCGCAACAGCTGTAGAAATCGCCTGTATCTACCACCATGCTATCGTACACAATGCCGTCCTCCCCATTTGGGAATGTGGTTATGTTTGGCTTTTGCGCTGGGTTGTAACCCCTGTATATTTCGCCATACATACGCGCCACCCTGTCGGGGGTATCCTTTAGCCCTGTGCGGTCGGGGTCTTCGCCTATAGCCAGCAGCAGCTTCCACAACAGCCTTTATTTCGTCAATTTCAGTACCCAGCTCCATAGGCACGTGTACCGTTACATGAAGCTCGTTGGTCTTTTCCTTTTCCTCGGCATCGGTGAAAAAGCTGTCAATGTCGGTGTCGTTGGTCTGCCATATATCCATGCCCATTTCGGCCAGTAGGTTATTATCCCACTTGTTAGCCAGTTCGTCAAAATCCCACTTACCGAAGCCCACGTTATCCTTAATGACAAACTCGGCCTTTTCGTCCTCGGTTAGGTCGCTCACAAGCTGCACCTTTACCACTGGCCGCTTTTGCCACTTTGCCCAGTATTCCAGTAATTCCTCCTGCTCAAACTGGGTAAGGCGTTTGAACTTTGTTTGCTTAAGCAGCTGCGCCTGTATCTCCTGCTGGCTCATGGCCTGTATCAGCAGCAGCGCACGTGTGCGCATATTGCCACCATACACAACCATAGTAGCAGCATCGCATACAACAGGCCGAAGCGCGAGCATTTTAGGGAATACCAGTATGCTCTGCACCAGCAGCTCCATTTTGTCCTCGGTTATCTGCCGAGGGTTGTCTGCGTTAAGGACAATGTCCGTAACCAACACACTTTTTAGGTCGTTTGCCATATTGCGTACATAAAATTCGCGTACAAAGTTAAGGCACAAAGCGTGTTTATTCTTCACACCTTGTGCCTAACTTTTGAAAGTAAAATGTACTTTGACCTTTTACGGGCTTTTAGCCCATAGCTCTTGCTTGCACACCTGCATAAATTCCTCTATGCTGTGGCAAACATAGTAAGCATGGCCGAGTGCCTTTACACGCTGCTCAAATTGCACTTGCAGTTCGCTTTGTTTGCCTTTGGGCGTTTTCATTTCAATGTAAATGTGCCTGTCTTTGGCTACTATAACCAAATCAGCCACTCCAGCCATTGCGCCCTCTGCCTTTAGCTTTGCAGCCACTACAGCATTACGCTGGCCACCATTCGGCACTGCGTAAATAAGCAGGTTGTTAAACTGGTATCTAAACCAATTTACACAGGCCACCTGTATGTTATGCTCCTGTTCTTTCATTTTGCAGTTTTATACTGAAAAGTGTGCTAATTACAGGGAGCAGGTTAATATGGCCAGTCGTTAGCCTGTGGGGGTTGCTCTGCCGTATAGCCGCCTTGCTGCTGGGGCTGGCCATTTTTAAGCAGCACAATGTTTTCGGCCACTATTTCGGTTATATAGCGTTTCTGCCCTTGTTGGTTGTCATACGACCTGTAGCGTATTTTTCCCTCTACATACACCTGCTGGCCTTGTTGCAGGTATCGTTCTACTATCGTAGCCAGTCCAGCCCATGCCACTACTGTATGCCATTCGGTACGCGCTTCCACCTGCTGGCCGTTTTGTGTGGTATATGCTGGCTCGGTTGTGGCCAGTGAAAACTGCGCCACCTTGCTGCCGTTTTGCAGCGGTTTTACTTCGGGCGTTTTGCCAACATTCCCGATAAGCGTTGCTCTATTTAAGCTGCCCATTTTTGTTGTCGTTTTTTGTGGTTTTTACGGTTGCTTTTGCTGTGTTTTCGCTTCTAACTGCTATTACTTGTATATATATAATTATATATTATATTACACACATACTGCTATGTACATAGATACTGTAATAGGGAAAGCGCATAAGCCGAAGCAGGCGTTATGCGCATAGCCGAAATGGCCGCTTTAGCCGTATGGCGAGCGCACGCAAAAGCTACGTATGCGGAACCAGTACAACGGACTGCGGAATGCCGTTTTTGCCGCTGGGTTGAGCTTCGGTTTATAGCCCCAGCCCTGCATTATCCACTGCTTTTCTTCGTGCGCCCATTCTCGGCTCATTTTGTCTAATTTATCACACATGGCTGCTGCCTTTTCTGCGTCCATGGCCAGCTGCTCCACGGCTTCTATCACTGCCTGCATTGCTTCTTTCATATTCCTCCAATTTTATGCTATGCTGTCGCAAAAATTCGTTTTCTTCGCGCAACAACTTTATTTCGTGCTGTAATTCTTGCACGTGTTCATTATATTTTTGCCGCTCATACTGGGCTGGTGACAGCTCTTTTTTGCACGTACAGTAATCCAGTGGGTTAGGTGCATCGTAATGTGATGCCACGCCCATACATTCGGGGATAAGCACCTTGCCAACGCCTTTGACTTTTATGTACCTGCAAAACATTACTGCTGTTTAATGTCTTTGAGCTGTTTTTCCAGTAGGTAATAATCGCCATTACCGCTAAACTGGCGTTCTGTGTAGCCCCTGCGTATGTACCAGTCCAGCACAGCTTCGGGGGTGTCACGCTGCTTCCACTCCAAAAATACGCTCTTGTGGCCAGCCTGTTTTGCTATGGCTTCGGCTCGTTCCAGTACCTCGGCTGCATAGCCCTGCCTGCGTGCTTCGGGGTCAGTCCACAGGCCGTATATCCATGCCGTACCACCCCAATCCTGTTCGCTGGGGTATAGCTCCAGCTGCACGCTTGCAAACTCGTTGGCCAGCGGCCAGCGTGTATAATCGTGCCATGTTTGTCTTTGTTGTAATTTCATTGTTTTGCTTGTAAAGTGTGTTACTTATCGGGAAATAATGGTGGGTTACGCTGCTCCCAAAGTACGCGCTGCACACGCTCTATTTCCGTGTCAATTTGCTTTTCAATTTGCTTGCTGCGTTGCAGGTCGCATGGCCTGCGGCTTTTGAAATACGCCTTTTGGGCTTCGCGCATACGCACCACTGTATCAAAGAATGTTTTACTATCCATTGCCAGCCAGTTTTTCGGTTATACGTGCCAGCTGTTCGCCTGTAGCCTTTTCCAGCAGTTCGCGCACCTCGTCATTAGTGCGTACTCCTGCGCCTGTTTCCTGCCAGCCAATATGCACACTGGCCAGCCTGCCTGTTTGGTGCTGGTATTCGCCCACACCATAGCCCTGCTTTAGGCTTATGCTGTCAATGCGTATGTTAAACTTAAGTTCATACTGCATCAGCAGGTTTTGCAGGCTGTATTCCAATGCCTTTACAGCTGTTTCTTTTACCATGTTGTCGGGCAATTCAAATGTCAGTTTCTCCATTGTTTTTGTCGGTAATGTTGTTGATTCTCTTAAGCATACGTGCCGCCCTGTCGCTCATAGGCTTGCGCTTGGTTCTGCTGCGTACATACTTGTCACGTTTACGCTTTACCCATTGCAGGTTTGGCAGTGCCAAATTTTCATAATTGCCGTCCAGCACATAGGCTTTCATGCCTGCTGGCTTCGGGCATACAAAAGCAGTAAGTATTATGTCAGCCACCACGACCAGTACATAATCATCACCTTTGCGTAGCGTTACCCTGCGCATACCATAACCCGAAACAAACCTCAAATCCACGCTTGCCCCAGCTTTACGCACTCTGCCGTAATTGCTGCACTCATAGCCAGTATAGCCCACCACTGGAAGCCATACCTCGCTATCCATACTTACTTGCTTGTTCATAGGCTGCTATCAGTATTGCTTGCCGTGCTTGTACGGACGTAATTTGTTATATTGCATTTTCTGCTGCACGTGCCACCACAGGTCTATGTCGTATATTGCGGCCAGCATTTCCAGCTCTACAATAGCTGCACGCATACGCTGTGTTAATGCTGTGCTGCCAGTTGTTAGGTCGCGCACTATAAGCCACACATTTTCCGTAAATTTATGCTTACTGGTTATGTTGCTTATTACTGCGCCACCGTTGTTAAGGTCGTGGCCATACAACCCTGCCAAATCCAGCAGGCGTATAACCGTGTCAGCCAGTTCGTCCTCCACAGTGTCCTTTATGTCGTAGCGAAACGCCTGCTGAAATTCGTAGGCATATTGTTTGGGGTCTTGCTGTTTTTCGGGGTCAGTCCAGTCACACAGCATGGCCGAAAAACCGCACCTGTCGGCTCGCTCACCTTTGCGGTCGGCTTCCACAGCTTCGGCCAGCTCGCACACCACCAAACACAGGCAATGCGTTGTGCTGGGGTCTCCCTCCCAAAAGCCGTGCTGCACCGCGTTTGCGTGTACCTCTAACGCCAGTTTGTTTAAGTCGGGTCTTGTTGCTTTTTCCATTGTTTTTGCTTGATTTTTGAATTTCTTATTTTAAGGCCGTTTTTAGAGCGTTTCGTGCGCTGGGTGATAACTTGCTTGATTTAACTGCTTGCTGCGATTGTAGCACACGCCAGCGGCCTGTACGGCCATTATTTTCCACTTGCCCGCTCCAGTAGTTTTTGGTAGGTTGCATCGCTTAAGCCCTCTCGCATGGCCAGTATGCGCTTTATGCGTTGCAGCTCGGCTGGTGTTAGTGGCTTTTCTTCTTTTTCACTTTCGCTATCCTCCAACATTCTTTCTCGGTATAGACCATGCTTGCTTACATAGGCCGATACCAGCGTGTCCTGCATAGCTTGCAATTCGCGTAAGAAATTAGCCTTGTGCCATGTGAACAGGCTGGCCAGCTCGGCATACTGTATTGGTGTTAGTTTTACCTGCACCACATTACGCGCTGCGCCATGTTTGTAAGACATCTTCTTTGTGTTTGTCACTTTGTAGTAGCACTGTGCAAACAGTGTAAGCAGATATTTAAGCCTGCCTATTTCAAACCTGTACCACTGTGGCTGTGCGTCCTCGTCCAACAAGTCTGCCAGCGTTATGCCATACTGTGCGCACAAACGTTCAATGGCCAGCCGTGCGTTACGTGCTTCGCCTGCACAACCTTTTTCGGCCAGTGCTTGCAGTTTAAGCAGTTTGGCTTTTATGCTTTCATATTTGGGGTTGTTTTTATCCATGTCGTTATCGTCTGCTTTTGCCTGTAAGGGCTATTATGTTGTATGTTTTGAAGCGGTCTACAAGTCGGCCAAAGCCGTCTGCAAACTTTTCCTCCAGCTGTTTAATTGTTAGGTTGGTGGTAAGGTGTGCCGAGTTGCCCATTTGCGTCCATATTTCGTTGCGAGCGTGCAAAAATTCGTTTGTCAGCAGCTGGGTATCCATGCCAAAATAGGTTTTGCTTTGCACGCCTATGTCGTTAAGGCAAATGTTAAATGGCTGGGGCTTAAAGCCAGTGCTGTTTTCTTCGTTGTATGTGTAGCGGTCAAGATTGTTGTGTATGGTGTAGTAATTTACCATTTGCGTCACCGACATACAGTGAAAAAAACGAGGGTTATTGGTGTAGCGCAAATACTCGCTGAATACTTGCATAAGCAGCGTTTTTCCTGTGCCCACACCGCCCATTATCAGCAGGCTTTTATGTAGCTTGTATTTCGCTTCGGGAAATACTGTTTCGGCCAGCTTTGAGCCGTTGAAATAGTACAGCATAAAGCGAAGCACCTTTTTGTTATTCTCGTCAATTATAAACTGCCTGTTTTGAGGGGCAAGCAGTTTATTGGCTATCATTACAATAAGCTGGCTGTGCTTTTGGAATTCGGCTTCATCGTCCAGCTGCCTGCTTTGCTGCTGGGCTTTATAAGCATCACGCAAAACACGCTGCGCAATGGCTTCCAGTGGTTGTATTTCTTGTTCCATATTGCTTGTAAAGTGTGATGGTTACACGTCCATGCCGCCAAAGCTGCCACCGTATTCATCTTCGCTGGGGGGCATGTCGGTCACTGCTGCCTGTTGGCTGGCCGCCTTTGTTGTATTTGTTTGCTGCGCTGTTTGCAGGCTTTCATATTCAGTTTCCCACCTGCGCTGATTGAGCCATGTTTGCAGGTATGCCCACTGTGGCACAAACTGGCCAGCTGCCGACATTTGCTCGCGCCACGTCAATTCACGCTCCAGTGCTGGCATAAGCAGTGGGATAAGCTCGCGCCAGTTGCTATTTTTCTTTTTGAAATTGTCAAGCTCAACGGCCAGCCCTCTTTTTGTGCCTTTGTAGGCTTTGCGGAAATGGTCAAACTGCTGCTCCAGCTCGCTTGCACTGTACTGTACTTTTTTTGTACTTTCGCCATTATTAGTGTTAGTATTATTTATACTAAAACTATTATATATAGATTGGCCACATGGCGCACCACTTTCAATGTGGTGCTGCGTGTGGTGCAGCACATCTTGCGACACATCTAATGTGGTGCTGGGCATGGAGCTGGCCATATTTTCTTCCTGCTCCACATTTTGCACCACACCGCACACCACATCTTGCCCCACATGGCGCACCACATTAGGTGTGGTGTTATCGCTGTATGCGCTCTGATATTCAGCGTATTTAAGTATGTAAATATCCAGCCCTTTATTGCTGGGTTTTACCGTAATTTCACCTGTTTTTTGCAGCCGTTTAAGCCTGTCGCTAACAGTATTTACGTGCATACCTGTGTACCATGCCAGCTGTGGAGCACTGGTGTGAACCTCGCCCACACGTTGCACCTTTCCACGAAATTTGTAGTTCGGCAGATAGTTTGCCATACACAGCAAGTGCAAAAACAGGCTTAATGTGTAGGGGTCATCGTGCCACTCCCAGCTCAAAATTTTGTGGTATAGTTTTATGTAGCTTAAATCTGCCATTGACGTTGTTGTTAAAGCCGCCCTGCCAGCGTTGCCACCAGCAGGGGGCTTGGTTGTCGCTTTGGGTTATACCACCGCCAGTTTAGCGGTTTCGGTCGTAAATTCTTTGGCTGGCTTAAAGCTGGGCTTCATGTGTGCGGCCACACGCACGGCTTCGCCAGTGCCGATGTTTCGCGCGAAACGCGCTTTGCAGGCTTTCGGCTTAAATGTGCCAAAGCCACGCACAGTTACCTCATTGCCGCTTTCAACGGTCTGCCGAATGGTTGTAAGGGTTGCGCTGATTACCTGCTCAACGCTGGCAGTCGCTTGCCCTGTAGCCTGTGCTACAGCCTGCACCAGTTCTTGTTTAGTCATTTTCGTTGGTGTCGTTTGGGGTTATTTTGATATATTCCACAATGGGAGTTTTCTTAAGGCTGGCCGCTTCGTAGTCAGCCATGCTGTTTTTCATGTTGTCGGCCACGGCCTGCATGGCCTGCTGTAGGTTGTCGGCCTGCACAAGCACACGATTTTTTGTGCGCTTTTCGCTGGCCGTCTTTTCGTCAATGGTGATAAACTCCAGCTGGGCTTCAAACCAGTAGTCACCGCCAGCAGGGGCTTCCCACAACTCGGCAACTTTAACACGCTTTATGTCGGTCACGGTAAACTCGCCACTGATGTACGGCTGCACATATTCCACCGTGCGTGCTTCGGCTTCGGTGAAGCTCAAAGCGTCAACAATGTAGGTATCAGTCACAGGCTTAACACAGCCGTTGTCCTGCATTTTGTCGTACTTTACTTTTACTTGGTACATGGTCAGTCCATTTTAGGGGTTACACCATAGCAGGCACAGCACAGCTCAAAGAACTGTTTGCCCACATACTCGGCCTTTTCCTCGCTGTTAAGGCACAGGGGGAAACCATAATCCGCAACCGTATTCGCACCGCGATTACTCGTAAGCGCACACCGGACACCCGCATTCTCCGCATTATTCGCACTAGCAGCGGCGAGCAGCTGGTGTATGCCACGCTCTTTGCACTTGGCTTCGCCCATTTCGGCCATTTCCTCTTTGCTGTAAAGCACGAATACAGGGTAATAGCCCCAGCCGTCCTCATCGTAGTAGCTGCCTGTGTCGCTGTTCATGGCCTTGCATATCACAAGCAGCTTGTACATAGCACTGGCCATGCCTTGAAATTCCATTATACCACGCTGGTCACAGCCCATAAGGTGTTCGGGCATACCCAGCAGGTTGCAAGCGTCAGCATAGGTTTTAATGCTGGTATAGTCAAACTTGAAAGCGTCCGCGCCAAACAGCTCGCGTAACACCTCTTTTGTTTCGTCACTGGCTGCGCTGTAGTGTTTTACTGCATCAGCCTTTTTTACTGTTAGATTTTCCATTTTGTATATATTTGTTGTTTGTTAATTCTTTTATAGCCAGCTGCATTAAGCGCACTTTGTTTGCCACCCTTAAACTCTTGCGCATTTGGGGCTGTAGAGCCGCTATTTGGGCTTCAAGTGCCTGCTCAATAACTTTGGCTGTGGCTTCCGTTACACACCTCATATCACGCTGGCATTTAGTTGTAGCACCATGCCTGCTTTGGCTGCATATACGCGCTTGCCTGTGGCTTCACGCACGGCCTGCACAAACTGGGCTTCGTTGCTATTACCGTCCGAAAGGTGTATTAGCACCACCTTTTGCACGGCCTTAAGGTCGCTGGCCTGTAAATAGCGTATGCTGTTTTGTAGCTCAAAATGGCTGGTTAATAACCTGTCGCGCATACCTGTATGCACACGGCCATTTGCGATGTTTCGCTCCAGTATTTCATCGCTGTAGTTAGCTTCCAGCAGGTAGTGCGAAACGCCCTTAAACCTATACTGGCACGCATAGCTATCAGTTATAAATACCACTTTCCCACATTCGCTGTGCTGCACTACATAACCCACACAGGGAACATCGTGCTGTAGGGCAAAAGGCGTTACCACAAAGCCGCCCAACTTATAGGCATTGCCCAGTTTTATTGCCGTTGCATTTCGGGTTATGCCTTTTGCTTCCAGTACATCGGGGAGTGCCAGCAGGCGTATGCCAGCACAGGCGTAATCGGCCGCATACTTTGCATGGTCGTTGTGCTGATGGCTTACAATGCAGCCGCGCACCTTTGACAGGTCAAAGTCCAGTGCCTTTTTGGTTTCTATTAGCTTTGTACCAGCTTCAATGCACAGTGCTTCACTTGTGCCGTTAAGCACATAGCCGTTACCATGCGAGCTGCTGCCGATTACTACCAGTTCCATAGTGCTACAGGTTTAGAGTGGGCATTTGCGACCGCCTGCGCCAGCAGGTATGTGTGCGTTATCGTTGCCGAATAGGTTGCCTGTGTTACCAGTAGGGGCTGCTTCGGGCTGCTGGGCTACAGGCTCGGCTGCTGCCACCGTTTCGGCTGTATTTATCACCTCGCCAGTTTCCACATCAACCACAGTGGCCTGCTCGGTCATATCCACATAGTCCACGTTTTGGGGCTGCTGGGCTGCTTCGCGCTGTATGGCTGCTGTATCGGGTTCGTCCGCTTCCTCCACCGCTGCGCCCAGTGCAATTTTGCAGGCACGGCTGATAACGGTTTTCTTGCACATTTGGTCGGTAAAATTGGTGTGCGCACCGCTGTTGCCTTTGGCTGCGCCCTGTTGCCAGCTTTTGCGTATCTGCTCCATAGTCATTATTTCAATCCAGCGTTTCCCCTCTTTGGTTACGACTACTGCATACGCACTTACAATGTTGGCGATGTTGATGTTTTCCAGCTTGGTTTCGTGCTTTACAAGCTGGTAGCGACCGAACTCGTCCACGGTAAACACGAAATCATCGCCCTTGTAAACCACCTGCGCATTTACATCGGCAATTTCAGTGTCGCGCTTGGCACGCATTAGCTTGCCCCTGTAGTCTTCCCAAAAGGTAAGCTGGTTGCCAGCTACGATAAAATAGCACTGCTTTTTGGCCACGCTTAAGCCCTTTACTACCATTTCCAGCAGGCAGTTTGCCACACTGGCTTTTTCGCACACCTCCAGTGCTGGCCGCTGGTTACGGTCTTTCACGTTTTGCAGGTATAGCCATGCCAGTTTGAGGGCGTTGCCTGCTGTGTAGCCTGCTGGCAGGCTTAACTCACCAGCTTGCTCCAGTGCTGTTACACGTTCAAGCACGTTGTCGCTGATGTTCTTTTGCAGCTGCACAATGGCCGTGCTGTTTTGCTGCTGGGCTGCTGGCTGTGCCGCGCCCTGTGCCTGCGTTGCAGGCTGCTGTTGCGTTGTTCCCATATTGCTTTTGTTTAGGGGGTTGGACATTGTTATTCTGTTACAATTTTAAGTTCCGTGTCGGTGCTTACGATAAGGTCTACACGCTGGCTGGTCATAGGCAAAAGCTCGTTAATGCTTTCGGCATTATCAATGAAGCAGGGGGCATAAATGCCTTTGTGCTTACACATGGCGTTGATGATATCCAGCCCAGCGTTGATACGTGCTGCGTTGTTAAGGTCGCTGTACGGTACACCTCCCACAGTGCATTCGCATACGGGCTTAAGCGAGCCGTTAATTTTGTGGTCAAACATGGTAAAGGCCACGAAGCTGAACAGGGCATTTACTTTGCTTTCCAGCTCCTCAATAGTGCGCTGTAGCAGTTGCTCGGCTGTGTAGTCTTGCCCCTCCAGCTGTGTAAGCTGTATGTTAAGCTGCTGTTCCTGCTTTTCCAGCTCGCTTATGCGTTTGCGCTTGTTGGCTATGGTTGTGCCTACCTGTGCCAGTGCATTAAGCTGGTTAAGTTTTTCCAGTAGCTGCTGCTGGTCGGCCTGTAACCCCTGCACAGCTGCCTGTGTATCAGTAGTGGCCGTTGCTGGTATAGCGTCAAGTTGCTTGCGAAGCTCTGCCATTTGGGCTGTGAGTTGCTGGTACTGGGCATCATTGGCCAGCAGTTCGTCAACTGGGGTTATAACAGGTGCTTTGTCGGTTTCTGCCAGTGCTTCAATTTCAGCACGTTTGCCCTGTGCTGCTTGCAGCTTTGTTTGCTGGTCGGCCTGTTTAGTTTGCAGCTCCTGCAAACGTGCCTGCTGCTGTTTTTCGCGCTCTACAAGTTGTGCTGCTTCGGCTTCCATTGCGTCAAGTTTGCTGGCTTTGCTGGCATTAAAATTAGCCAGCATTTCGGCCTTTTTGGCTTCCACGTCCTCGGCTTCCAGCGGTCGCTTACAGCAGGGGCAAATAAACTGGCTTTCATTGAACACCAGCTGCTCGGCTTCCACTGCCTCCCAGCGTTGCTTGAAATCCGCTTTGGCATTGGCTATGGCTCCCAGTACCACACCAACAGCCGTAATTTCGTTTTTCGTGCCATTAAGCTCACGTGTGAGCTGCTGCACGCTTGTAAGCACCTGCATACACTTTTCCTTAAACTCGGCCTGTATGCGCTCGCGCTCGGCCACTACCTTGTTATTATTGTACTGGTAGCGGTTGCTTATTTCCAGCTGTTGTTTTTGCAGGTCGGCTATTTGGGCATACACTTGCTGGCGTGCTTCCTGCTGTTTTGCCTGCGCTTCTGCCTGTGACTTGTTGTGGTCGGCCACGGTGTCTGCAATAGCCTGTTGTATGCGCTCAATGGCCGATTTTGTAGCCAGTATATCGCCCTCTACCTGCTTCCAGTCCACAGGCTCGGCAGGTGTAATGTTGGCAATATCGTTTTGCTGTTCGCTTATGCGTACAGGTATGCGCTCCAGCTCGGCCTTAATTTCTTTCATTTGGTAGCTTAAGTGCTGACGGAATTTTTCAATATCCTGCTCGCCCATTACTTGCAGCAGGGCTTGAAATTCCTTATTGCGGCTGGCCACGCTGGCAGTGCTTACCTCGCCCACCATTTCAGTAAGTATGCTGCGCTGCTGGTCGGCCTTAAGGCTTACAAAGTAGGTCGGGCTGGTTATGGCCATAAACAGGCTTTCGCTGCACAGGCTGTTTATATACTCGTTGAAATCTCGCTGTGTGTAAAGCTGGCCATTTACAGTGTATGTGGTAGTGTGGCCTGTAAGCTGCTTTTCAGCCACACCGCGAGGCTTGCTCCATTTTTCTACGAATGTACGTGTAATGGTTGTTTCTTGGCCGTCCACGTCAAACAGTACTGTTACCTCATGCTCCAGTTCGGGTATTACATTGCCCTGTGCGTCCTTGGATTTAATGCCAAAGTCGGCTTTGCCCTCGGTGTTTTTGCCAAACAAACACCAGCGGAATGCATCGGCAATGGTTGTCTTGCCTGTACGGTTAGCTCCGTACACCTTTGTTACTGTGGGGCTAAATTCCACCACTCGCTCGCCCAGCACACCCTTAAAGTTGCGCATTGTGAGCTTTTTAATTGTTATCTCCATATTGCTTAAAGATTTGTTCCTTTGAAAATGTCATTTTTAATAGCTTCCTCGGCCAGCAGTGCTTGCAACAGCTGCGCCTTACTGTAGCACATTGGGCTGTTTTTATGGTGTCCTCTACGCACTGGCTTTACTGCACCCTCGGCCACCTGTTGTGCCAGCCACGCTTCACCATGCACCCACTGGCCACCAAATCGGGTGTCATGCGCTTTTAGAAATGCGTATGCTTTGCGCTGGCTTAACAGGTCGCTTGCTGGTTCAAGCATTGCGAAAGCCTGTGCTGCGCCACACTGCGCCACGCCCTCTAAAAATGTGCGCACTTTGTAGGTTTCATCTTCCATGCGTTATTCCTTTATGTTGTTGTCAATTTCGTTCCATGCAGCGGCCAGCACAGGTGTGCATTTTACCCCATAGAAGCAGCTGGCCATAATGGCTATACAGGTAGCTTTTTGTACTGTAAACTGGGCTAAACTCCATTCATCGTTATCGCCACCCAGCGCAAACAAAGCAAGTATGCCTATGGCCATAAGTACATACACTGCAACTTTGGCCAGTGTGGTCTTGATTAGGTCTTTACGCTGTAGTTCGTAGGCGTATTCTTCGGTAGCCAGTAGCAGGGCTTCGTAATGCTTGACTGGTAAGCTATAGTATGTGTTTACTATGTGGCCGTCAATAAGCACTTGTATTTCGCCATTTTTGATGTTGCTAACCACCTGCACACGTTTACTGAATGTATGTGTCATGGTTTTGGCCGCTGTGTCATGCTGGGTTTCCCAGTTGTATTTTGGCTGCTGTTTCAT